TTTTTTCAAGTATAATAATATTATTAAACTTGAAAAAATAGAAGATGTATAGATCTGAAAAAATATGGATTAAAAAAAGCTTTAAAGCTGATAATATAGAATATTATTATATTGGTCCAGCATTGATGGAACAAAAGAGCAGTACAGCCATTATATTGTTTCCAAATAAAATATTTATGAAAAACAATGCTAGTGGGTTATTTTTTAAGTCAGAAATTCCTGCTACAAAATATTTCCATTCAAACACAGTGAGAAGGTTGATTAGGTCTAACATAATAGAAAAACTGGAGGAATAAAAATGAAAGAAGAACTAGAAAAAAAGTTATATGAAAAATATCCTAAGATTTTTGCACAAAAAGATTTATCTCCACAAGAAACTTGTATGTGTTGGGGGTTGCCTGGGGATGGGTGGTATGATTTAATTGATTGTTTGTGCGGTGTTGTTCAAAATATAGTTAATAATGCTGAGAGAACTAATAAGGTTGTTGATGATTGTATTGCAAAGGGTGAAAAGCCACCATATGAAAAGGTCCATATTCCTTATGTGGAAGCTGGACAAGTTAAAGAAAAGTTTGGAACGTTGCGTTTTTATATTGATGGTGGAAATGATGTGATCAACGGTGCAATTTGGATGGCAGAAAATATGTCAGCTTATATTTGTGAGAATTGTGGTGACTCAGGAAAACTTCGTGGTCGGGGTTGGGTAAAAACATTATGTGATGGTTGTGCAAAAGAAAGTGACTCTAATGAGGGAAAGAAGGATGATTGAGGGAGTTTTATCGCTAGTTGTTGGGTTTGTTTTAATTGGCATTGGGTTTTTTGTTGGGACAAATGTTAAAATGTTCAAAGAGATTAATTTTGTTCAAAAATATTTGCCAGGAAAAGATGCTGAAGAGTATCTTGAACTATATGATAAAATGATAGCTAATTACAAAAAAGATATAATTGAAAATGCAAGTAAAAAATAATTATGCTTCTGGAGATCTTGTATGGGTTAAGATTCCAAATATGGAAGATTTTCTTCCACATTATCATATTGTTTCTAATCATGGTGGGTATGTTGGGCTTGCTATAATCAGCTATAAGATTGGGATAGGAAAAGAAAATCCTATAAAATATAATTACGCTTGCAAGCTGCCAGTGAAATTTGAGTCTTTTTATGGTTTTAATGTTAGGGATGAATGGATCATTAGAAAGGTAAAATGAGCAAATATAAAATAGGTGATGTTGTTTGGGTTGATGGAAAGTTTTCAAATTGGGAATATAAATTGATCGGGCCAGTTGTTATTATGGGAGATGAAGTTGATATTATGTCAGGGCTTTATCGTTCTGATGCGGATTATATTGTTAATAGAGTTAATTATCATTTTGAACTTCTGGGATCAATAGTGAGATCTACAATCAGAGAAGAGTGGATTAAATATAGGGTTAAAAATGCTTAAAAATTTAAGAGATATTAAAAAGGGTGATATAGTTTGGGTTAATAATTTAGAATATACTCCGTCGTGGATGCCTTCAAAATTAAAACTTTATAAACATAACTATGTTGGCTTTGGCATTGTTAGCTATAATCATTCAAGTAATTTTTCTATATTATTAAATGTTTCACATATGGATGTAGATATTTTTTCTATTAATAAAAATAAAACAAAAAAATGGCTTGGAAAAAACACTAGTGTTACTATATTTGAACGTAAAGAGATTTGTTCAATTAGAAAGAATAAACACACTGCAAAATATGTTACAATAATAGGAAATATTAATGATTAGCTTAAACATTAATAAAGGAGACTTGTTATGGTTTAACAATGTTGAAATGCATGGTAATTTAGTTGAAGGAAATAAATATATACAAATTATTAAATATGTTGGGCCAGGGATTGTTAAGGAGGTTTTTGCATATAATAATTGTTTCAAAGTTAAGCCATTAAATAATGTAGGGGTAGGGGAGATAATATATAAAATTATTGATGGAGAGGGGTTGGTGTATGATCAACATAACACTAAAGGCGAGCGTTATTGTTTTCTTGTAGACAAGCGACAAGTTAAAAATCTAAATCAGATGATAAAAAGGATATAAAATGAAATATGCTTTAGTTCACATTCACTCCAATTTTTCGACATTGGATGCACCTTCTAAGATAAAAAACATCGTCAAAAAGGCAAAAGATATTGGATGTCCTGGCGTATCAATTTCTGATCATGGTGTTGCTGGCGGATTGTTGCAAGCATATAATGAATGTAAGTCGCAGGATATCAACTTTATTCCAGGTGTTGAATTTTATGTAAATAACAATAGAGACTTTAAAGACAAAACAAATAGAAAGAATTTTCACTTATGTTTATTTGCAAAAAACTATGAGGGTTATAAAGATTTAATTTGGTTACAAGGAGAGTCAACATATAATTTTTATGGCAAGCCAAGGACAACAAATGAACTTATTTTACAAAAAGCAAAAAAAGGAAATCTTATATGCACAACCGCTTGTCTTGGTTCTGAATTACATCATTATTTTAAAAACAATGAAATATGCTCAGCAAAAGAGTGGATAAAGAAGTATTACAATGTTTTTGGTGATGATCTTTACTTAGAACTACAAATAAACGAACTTACAAAAGAACAAAAAGCTTATAATGATAAACTAATTCAGATTTCCAATAAGACAGGCATAAGTTTAACCCTGGGTTTAGACTCTCATTATGTTGAAAAGGAAGATTGGTTTCTTCAACAGTTAACATTTCTCATTAGGGACAAAAAGACAGTAAAGAGCTTGGAAAGTAATGATGACTCTGGGGAGGAAAAGGGAAAGAAAGATGAGGCATGGCAATTTGAAACAAAAAGTCTTTGGATAAAAACACCTGAAGAAGTTATAGAGTGTAATAAGGAGTTTGGTTATAATTATTCAATAGACTTTATTAAGAGGTTGTTTAGTTCAACTTTAGAAATCAACTCTAAGGTAGATGTTGAAATTCCTTTTTATGACTATAAGTTTCCTAAACACAAACATCAGGGTGACATATCTTCAAAACAATTATTGATCAACAAGGCTAAGAGTGGGTTAAAACAAAAGTTAAGTGAAGGTAAGGTTAAAGAAAAAGACATACCTACTTATGTTGATAGAATAAAAGAAGAGATTGATGTCTTAACTAACCATGGAAGAGATTTCTCAGACTATTTTTTGTTTTTTGATGATATCAAGAACTTTGTATATGAACAAGGTGGTATGTTGGGTGCTGGTCGAGGTTCTGCTTGCGCCAGCTTGCTATTGTGGTTGCTTGATATAACGAAGCTAGATCCAATAAAGGATGGTTTGATTTTCGAAAGGTTTATTAATAAAGCAAGGCTGGAGACAGATGCAGCAGATCTTGACATTGATATTAGTAGTGATGAGTTGCCGTTGGTCGAAGAGTGGCTAAAGAAAAGATATGGTGAACGCTCTGTTTGTTCTGTGGGCAATTACACTAAGTTCAGTATAAAAAATACAATAAAAGATGTTGCAAGGGCCTTGGCAGTTGATGATGACTTAAAAGTGATTAACAACATCACTAAAACATTAAATGATAAAAGTGAGGATGTCAATGAGGAGTGGGCATTAGCAGCAAAAAGGTTTAAAAAGAATTCTAGGGAATACAAATGGCTAGAAAAACATGAGAGAGATGTTCTTAAGTGGAGTAGCAAGTTGGTTGGCTGTATTAGAAATGTGGGCCAACACGCTTCAGGGCTTGTTGTTGTGCCTGGAGAATTGTATGATCATGTTCCATTGTTGTATCATAAGAAAAAGACGTTGACAGCCTATGTAGAGGGCGTTGAATATCGAGAACTTCCACAAGTAGGGGTGTTAAAGTTAGATTTGCTTGGATTGTCAACAGCAGCTATTATTAACAATACAATAAAGTTGATTAAAGAGAGACATGATGACTTTCCCTATGATCAAAAAACAATATTTGATATTGATAGAGAAGACAAGAATATTTTAGATGAGTTTGCAAAAGGGAACACTGATAATTGTTTTCAGTTTGAGTCTGATGGCATGAAAAGCTTATTACAAAATATTTGTGTTAGTAGTTTTAGTGATGTTGTTTTGTGCAATGCATTATATCGTCCTGGGGCTTTAGGTGCTAATATGCATAATGTGGCTGTTGAAAATAAATTTAAGGGTGATGATATTACATATGTGCATCCGAAAGTCAAAGGTATTGTAGAAAAGACCTACGGAGTTCCAGCATTTCAGGAGCAAGTTTTGTTCACATTGCAAAAAATTGGCAACTTAAGTTTAAGTGAGAGTGATTTGGCTAGAAAAACAATCAAAGCTTTAGGTAAGGCAAAGAAGAGTCCAGAAGAGTTAGAAAAGCTTAATGCATTTTTAAAAACATTTGCAAAGGGTGCAAAAGAAAATGGCCTTAATGATAAGGAGGTTAGCAAGATTTTAGAGTGGTTAAGAGCAAGCAGTGATTATTCATTCAACAAGTCACACTCAGCAGCATATTCATTAAACTCATATATTACGTTATGGTTAAAAAAGAATTATCCAATTGAATTCTTTACTGCTGTTTTAGCGAATGTACAATCTAACGAAGAAAAATTATATACAACTTTAAGTGAGGCAAGAAAAAATAATGTAAAAATAAATTATATCGATATTAATGAATCTGGTTGGGATTTTTTTATTGTTGATAATGAGATTTATTGTGGCTTTGGTTTTCTTAAGGGTACAAGTAAAAAAGATATTAACAAGGTGCTAGCTCTAAGGCCATTTACATCTATAAATGATTTTATACAAAAGGCATTGGAACATGGCATATCAAAGAAAACAGTTTATCCATTGATTCAAACAGGTATTACGAGAAATATACATTCTAATGGTAGAGAATTAATAGAGATATATGAGAGAACAAAAAAGATTTGCAAAAGGAAAAGTTTTGAGTGGGATCAAATTGATGATATAATTACTGAAGTTAGCTTAGAAGATCTTAAGCCATACAACAAACAAGAACTTGTTGACTTTGAACTGAAGTATATTGGGTTTTATTTGCAATCAGATGTTTTGGCTATGTATGATAAATATATTCAAATGTTTGGTGCAATGCTAGTAAGTGAAATGAATATAATGCCAAAACAAGTTTGTGTTAATAAGTATACCCAAAAAGAATCAACTGAATACAAATATCATATTTGCGGCATTATTGTTAACTCAGTGATTAAGAAAACTAAAAAAGGAAAAGAATATAGAATTGTTGAAGTTTCAGATTATACAGGCAAGGCTAGCTCTGGGTTGTCATTTAAAATATGGGAGCCAAAGTTAATAGAAAAGTGTTATAATTCTGAAGCCAAGGATTTGCTGAGTAAGGGTTCTGTTGTTTTGGCTAAACTCTCAAAGAATGATTTTGGATATTCATTGCAAAAGTTTGATGTTAATAATATTGAAAACATGGATATATCAAAATTCCCATTTATTAACTTGAACATTTTAAGTTTGGAGGTTTAAAAAAATGAAAAGTTTTTTTTATTGGCTGGTACTGGTTAACAGAATGTTTTGTTTGTGCTATAATATGGTCTAAGGAGATCAAAATATGAAACAGTTGATGATTGGATGGCTTAATGAAAAACAAAAAATATAAAGTTGGTGAACATGTTTGGATTGATATAGGATTTTATTGTGGCCCTGCAATTATAGAGAAAGAGGACGTTGATGAAAAGTGGTTATTTGGCTATAATGTTAAAATTATGGGTGCAATGAAGGATAATATTTGGATTTCTAGAAAAGAAATTAAAGGGTTAAACAATGACAATGCCTAGATTGGTATTAGGGCAAAGGGTTAACTTGAAGGGTGATGTCGCATGGCTCTCTAGTTGTAGAGAAAGTGGTTATTATGAAGGGCCAGTTAGGTTAATATCTAAGTTTCATAATTTATATTTATGTGAAGTTCCAATGGAGGTTTTTATCGAATTTAGTTCAACAAGAAGAAAAAATAAAACTAGAAGCTTTTGGATTATGGAAGATAAAATTAAAATGATTAAAAGGGCATAATAAAATGACTTATATACATAAAGATAAAAAGGAATGGGGTAGTTATAATAAAAATGATATTAATTATGGAAAATGGATTAAAAGATATAAAAATAACAAGATATATGAAATTTCTAAGTTATTAACTACAACAAAAAACTTATTAAATGGAACAAATAAATTATATGGTTTTAAAGTTGGTGAATTAGTTTGGGTTAATCATGAATTATATAGAGGGGTCGGGATAATAAAGCATTTTAGGTTTTTAGAACTGCAAAAGAGAGTTGTTGTTACTAGCTCTTATCCTTTTGCGATTATAGCTAACAAATATGGCAAGAAAGATTTAGAATGTACAAAAGAAATGATAAGAAAAGCATGAGCAAGCAAAAATCACAACAAGTAGTGACATATAAATATGATTCTAAAATCACAAAAAACGATCTCAATGATTGCAATTTAGATACAATTATTAATTATGTTGAATTGTATTTGAAATCGAAAGCATTAAAAAAACACTTATTTGATTCAAATAAGTTAATTCAAGATAAAATATATGATAAAATAGAAAACAAAGTGAGCCAATCTACAAACAAAAGATTGTCTATTTGGAAAAAAGCAACAACAAATGAAAAAATTGTTATTAATAAGTTTGTTTGTCAAATTGATAGTCTTGGTAACAATAAATCCATAAGAAGTGTAAATATGGTTTTTGATTTTGCCGAAGAGTAAATTATGTTAAAGACAACTAAAGAGTTTCAAGAATATATTGATCTAGTTTTGAAGGTATATGTGTTGAGGCTTTTTAGTAGGGATAAAGTATGTACAACAACAACTAAGGATCGCTGTAAGTTGAAAAAGTTGAAAAGGCTTTACGACCTTACATTTAGATCATCTATATTGTGGGATAATTACTTGACTGATAACCAAAAAGAAAAAGGTCGGTTGTTAATAGGGAAAATATATAAAAAATATATGAATTAAATAAAAAATGAGTAACATAAAAAAATATATTGATTTATTAATTAAAATAAATATGTTTATTATTATAGAAGATAAGCTTTTTGAGTCTGGTAATGATATAAACAAACAAAAGAAGCTAAATTTAATTATTAGTAATAAACAAAACAATATGAGTGAGTTATGGTATAGATTAACAGATAAAGAAAGAAAGGCAATTAGAATTAGTTTAGACGAAATTAGCTTTGATAAAAAATTTGGTATCGTTTAGTTGTAATTAATAACAGGAGGGCGCTTTGAAGAAGGAAAAAGTTTATATTTATCCAAATGAAAAAGAAAAAATTGGTTGTGTTGAATATGTCGATCACATGGGATCAGATAAAGATATTGTTAATGCGGCAAGAGCAAGTGTTGGTAAAGAAAGTAAAAAGCCATTCTCAGAAAAAGATAGAGAGTTAATGAAATATCTTATAGAAAATAAACACACCAGTCCTTTTGAACATGTTAAGCTTAAGTGTAGGTTTACTGTTCCATTGTTTGTTAGAAGTCAACATATGAGGCACAGATTATGGAATTTCAATGAATTAAGTCGGAGATTCACAGACAAAGATATCCAATTTTATTTACCGAAATCATTTAGGACACAACATGAAAATAATATACAAGCAAGTAACAATGACTCAATTAATCCAAAAATTCATACTTGTGTTTCTATGGGTGAAAGCAAATTAGCAGATTTGTTAGTTGAGTCCACTACAAATAAATGTTTTATTGCATATCAAAAGTTATTAGATGCAAATATTACAAGAGAGCAAGCAAGAATGATTCTTCCTCAAAACTTATATACAACTTATATTGGAACCTGTGATCTTCATAATTTATTTCATTTTTTATCATTAAGGCTTGGTGAACATGCTCAATATGAAATTAGAGTTGTTGCTGAGGCATTATTGTATTATTGTGAACAGTTATTCCCGGAAGCGACAAGCTTATTTAAGGAGGTTAGGTTAGATGACATATAGAGCTTTTGAATCACATAGTTGTTGTAGACTGAAAGATGGGTTTTTAGTTGAAGTGGGTGGGTCATATTGGGTTAATATCTGTGCTGATAGGGTTAGAAATTATAAAGGGCCAATTGTTGTTGATAGTATTGAAGCTGTAGTTTTTGATGGTGATTATACTTTTAGCATAGGCGTAAAAAAGTCTATAGGTGGTTTTTGTTTTGTGACGTTCGATGAGATAACGGTTATTTGTGAAATTTGATCCAAAAAGACTCGAAAAAAGGCAATATCTTCAACAAGTAAAGTGGGGTGATAATGTCAATATTAAGACAAATAAAACATATTGGATAGCTGTTAACTTAGGTAAAAAACATTATAAATATTATTATGGGTTAGTATATATTATTAACATTAATGAAAATATTTTGTTTTATGATGGTAAAAAACAGTGTTTAGACATAGTAATCATTGCAAAGTCACCAACAACAATTAATTGGGTAGTTTTCACATTAAACGATATAACTGATATAAAGGAGGTTAAATGTTAACATTAATTAAGCCAGATCAAATTGAAACCATTAAAAAACAAATGGCATCACAAAAGGTTGTTAACATTCACTCTTACAAAAACATAAAAACAGTTTATGATTTTTATGAAAACAATTTACGAAAAATTGATTCTAAGTTTGACAATGTATACCAATGTAGGCTTGACAGTATTTTTGTTTTGTATGTCGATAAAGAAACTGGGGAGTTGACTTTACATAATGATGAGATTAAAAAAGATGCAACAACTGTTTTAGTGAGAGAAAACAACTTGGCATTTCTTTCAAAGGATGGCAAAAAGGCCATTGATTTTCCTTTAGAAATTGAAGAACTTGAATTATAATTAAATTATGAACGATATTACTATAAATATACCCAATAAAAGCTATCAGTTTAAAGAAGGTGATTATGTTTGGGTTAACAATGCTGACTACAAGGGCTTAGGATTTGTTGATAGGGTTTCCAAATGGGATATTGAGAAAAGCCAATATAAAATTTGTATAATTTCAAAAACTGACCAAAAAAAAATTAATGAAAGTTGGTACGCACCAGCATCAGCACCAACAGCAAAAAAAATAAAAGACATTAATGTTAATGTTTATTCTACGATTCAAGGAGATATCCAAGGAGAGATCAGCAAAGAAATCTTTAATATGATGATGCACAATGTATATAACAATGAAAAAATATATTTAATAAACACTATGTTTAGCAAATATGAGGTTTTTAAAGAAATAGAAATAGAGTTGATGGAGGAAAAAAATGAGTGAGCAAAAAAAGGTTGAAGAAACACGAGGCCTTTCAGATTATGAAAAGCTTGGCAAAAAAATTGGTGAAATTGTAACTAAGAAGCAAGAATCTTATGGTAATGCATTCGAAAAGTCAAGTGAGGTAGTAAAAGTACTTTACCCTAATGGGATCAACCCAAATCAATATGTTGAAATGTTAACAGTTTTAAGAATTATTGACAAACTGTTTAGGGTGGCAACAGATAAAGATAACCACAATGAAGATCCATTTCTTGACATTGCAGGTTATGGCCTCTTAATGACAAAATATAAGTTAGATAAGAAGCGACAAGAAAAAAAATAGGTATTTTATTAGAAGTTTAAAATAATTATAATTATGAACAAAAATTATTTTTTAAATGAGGTCTTTAATATGGTGGATAAAGATTATAAAATAAAATATAAGAATGAATCTTTATTAATGAAGATTCTTGGGTTTATTACAAAACCATTTTGCCCTAAATTTATGACTACATATACAACAACAGTGGGGAAAACAATATATTTGCCAACAAAGTTTGAAAGCTTTGCAAAAAGATATCAAATTATGATAATAATGCATGAAAAAAAGCATATTGAGCAATATAAAAAATATTTTCCATTTTATGGATTAATGTATTTGTTTTTACCATTTCCAATACTGTTTGCTTATTTTAGGTTAAAATTTGAATGTGAAGCATATGCTATTAACATTGATGCTAAATTAATTACATATGATGAAGTTATTGAGTCGTTATCTGGACCCACCTATTTTTGGACATGGTATTCTAAAGAAAAGATAAAGAAACTTTTAGAGCATTATGTTGAAGAGCTTCGCTCAAAAAGATAATAAAAAAACAAGATAGGAGAATTTTCATATGAATATTATTACTATTCCAATCAAAAAAAACAAAGTAAGCGCAGTAACCCCTGCAAAATCTTCAGACACGGCTGTTGGATATGACTTATATAGTCTTGAAGATGTTAATATTTTTGCTGGAGAAACTCATTTGATTAAATGTGGGTTTGCAGTGGCAGTACCAGAAGGCTATTGTATGATGATTGTGCCAAGGAGTGGGTTAGCTTTGAAAGAAAGCATTACTGTTTTAAATTCGCCAGGGATTGTTGATCCTGATTATCGTGGTGAAATTGGCGTTATTTTGCATAAAGTGTATAACAAAATACAACAAACTCCAACAAAAGTTATTCGTGGTGATAAAATTGCACAAGCTGTTTTTGTTAAATATTGTGAGGCCAAGTTTATTGAAGTTCCAGACCTTGAAGAAACTAAGCGTGGGGTGGGCGGTTTTGGAAGTACGGGGAAATAATGGAAGGTTGTAATTATAAGAAGATATTAAATAGCTGGAATATTTTGGCTGAAAGTAAGGTTAGTGAAAAAGTTCAAGCTGCTGGCATCATTGCTGTTGCTGAAGATACTGGGGATATATTGTTGGCATTACGAAGTGAATATGTTGATGAGCCTGGAACGTGGGGAACAATTGGTGGTAAGGTTACAGAAGGAGATGGTTCACTAGGCTTGGGGGCACAAAGAGAGTTTTATGAGGAAACAGGTTATATGGGGCCAATGAAGTTAATTCCAGTTTACAACTACTCAAGTAATAACTTTGAATATCAAAACTTTATTGGCTTTGTTCCAAATAAGATAACAAGCTTTGTAAAGAACTGGGAAAATAAGCAGCTTAAATGGATGACATATGAGCAGTTATTAAAGGTAGGCCCAAAACACTCTGGACTGGCGCTGTTATTAAGTGATAATAACACTTTAGAAAAAATCAAAAAATATTCAAGTAACTGAAAATATAAGTTCTTTTTATATAAAAAAATAATAATTATAATATTGAAACATTAATTGTTTAGGATAAATTTATGCGAAAAGATGAAACGAAAAATATTGTAAGCTTTGATTTTGACTCTACTTTGTTAAAATATAAATATGATACAGATTATGGCCAAGTTGTTGAAGGGCCTTCTGAACAGATGATAAAAAAACTTAAGAGTTATAAAAACAAAGGATATAAAGTATATATTGTTACTGCAAGAATTGATTGGGGTGATCAAAACTTTAACTATGGTGTCTCAATGGATCATCCAAATTACAATCCAACACCAGAAGAGTTTGTTGAACAATATAAATTGCCTGTTGATGGTATTTATTATACAAACAATGAGCTTAAGGTTGACACATTAAAAGAATTAGGAGTTCAAATTCATTATGATGATGATGAAGAAGAAATAGAGGCTGCAAAGGATGGTGGCATTAATGCTGTTCAAGTCGACATATATAAAGAGGGTAAAGATAAAAAAATAGATAATATAAGCCACATAATCAATGAAGGAAAGTTTGAAAAAGAAACAACAGATATGTCCAGGTTTATTATCAATGAACTGATTAATAACATAAAAGGCAATTATTTTCTAAAAGGATCAGCAACTGAAGAAAATTATTTTGCAATACCAGAAAAACATTATAAATCTATACCTGGGATAAGTTTGGCTGCATATATCGTGACTCCTGATACTAAAGAAGTAAAGGTGCCAAAAGATACAATATTAATGAGTGGAGAATACATTCCTGATAATGGGGCGTTGTTTGTAGATATAACTTTGGGTAAAGATATGGTTCGGTGGGAGAACGCTAAGGAAAAAATGAGCCTTATTGTAGCGAACCTTAAAGACACAATAAGGCATGAATTAGAACATAGCTCTCAAGATGCTAAAAGGTTTGAAAAGTTCATAAAAGTTGGCTATGAGTCCAACAATGAAAACATAGAAGAGTATTATTTAGATAGTACTGAAGTTGAAGCATATGTTGCTGGCTTATATAAGATGGCTAAGATGCAAAAGAGATCATTTATTAAACTAATTAATATATATCTTAAAGCTATTATAAAACCCCAAGCTCAAGAGGCTAAAATCAAAGATGTTGATGGGTTTTTGGAGAAAATTAAAAACAAATGGGTTTTGTATGCGAAAAAGAGGTTTCCAAGAGCACAGCTAAGCGAAGCCAGGACTGGCGAAGACCCAAGAATTAGCATTGTTGATCAATTAAAACCATACTCTGATGATCCGTATGCAATGTTACATATGTCAGACTCAACTAAGGTGGGAATTAATGTTAAATCAGCGGGTAAATTTGACACTCCAGTAGGAATTTATTTTTATCCCATCAAGTTAATGTGGGCAGACATTTCTAAGTGGAGCCTCCCATATGCAGGTGAGCGTAAAAATGTATTTATTGCTAAGTTAGATAAAGATATTAAGTTATTAAGGTTTGATAATTATTTTGAAAAAAGTTACAATGAAGACATTAAAAGGCTAAAGAGTTTTTGGGAAGGCTTGTCTTTAGATAGGAAAAGGAAAGTTGTATATGCATTTGATGCAAACAAATTTAGTCTTGCAGACAAAAACATTAATGAGTTTATAGATAAAATTATTAATGAGTTCAGCCGACATAGAGATTCAAGGCTTTCATATGATGCGTTTAAAATATATAAATTGTGTTTGATTTTGGCTGAGGGAGGTCGGAACACTACTCGATGGTCTGTCATAATAAACAAAATATTAGGTTATGACGGGGTTTATGACCCCGGCCTGGGCTTTATTCATGACAATGAGCCAGAGCAAGTTCTTGTATTTAGTAGCAATAAATTTAAAGTTAAAAAGTTGTTTAAGAATAAACAATATCATGTAATTACAATTATGAGTGAGTTGTTTAAAAATCATGACTTAGATAATCATAAATATATGTTAGATTATTTTCATACATTTGCTAAATTGCATAAGTTTATAAGTACAATTAAGGTTATCAAAAACAATAGGCTTCCTAAAGAAATAAAACATTTATCAAAACATAAAGAGCAAGTTTGGAAAAATATTATATATTTTATAACAAACATATTGCCAAAAGAAAAAGTTCTTATTAATTATAATAAATTTAATTTTATTAAACATGCTTATTTTAGTGAAAAACTTTTTGACAATGAGGTCTTTTTAGAATTTTTGGTTAATTTATATGATAAAGATAGTTTATATCACTATCTTTCAGAACAAAATATATTTGAAATTGTTAAACAACTGTTATCTAACAATAAGCTTAAAAATAGTGATGGTGTATTTAATCTTTTAAAAGATTTTTACTTGGATCACAACGTAAAGGTTCGAGTGAAACATGACATATTTGTGGATGTTGTAAAGTTGATAGAAGAAAACAACATAACAAACCAAGATCTTATTCAGTGGCTAAAAAGTAAGAACATTATTAAAGATAAATAATGAAAAAGCTGTTAAAAAAAATAATAATAGAAGAAACAAAAGAATTATACTATAATGAGTTTAAAGAGAGGTTGAAGAGGGTTAAAGCAAAAAATTCATTAATGTTAGATGATTACGATAGCTTAGAGGTTGTTCCAATTCGCATATTAGACTTAGCTGCATTTGGAATATCTGATGGGGAATATAAGGTTCCATTAAATATGATAAATATTGTTTACAATGATCTTGAAATTGCAGAAGGTGAGATTGATCTTAAAGTAAAAAGCGGACAATTTAATAATAACATAGAATGGGCAAAAACTGTTTTATTTAAAGAGCCAATTGAGATAAAATATAAGAGTGGAGGGTTTCAGTTGGAAGATGGTCATCACAGATATTATGCAGCAAAACTATTAAACAAACCTTGGCTTTTATCTGAAATTACAATTGATGATAGCCCAATTAAAGAGTTAGAAAGAAATGAATAGCGGTCTTATAGTTTCGAAATGTTTATTTTGTGGTGAATTAAATGTAATGATCATTTATCCTAAGCATGAAAATTATTCTTGGTTTAAAGTTGCATTTGAAAACACTAATGCTTTTTTAATGGCAAAAGATAAAATGATTGTTATTGATGGCAACAAGGTAAGTCAAAGTTGGTTTAAAAGAAAACATATGCTAATTATTCAAGCTCATGAAGCAGCACATTATTTGATGGGACATACGAAAGAAACTGATTGTACCGATGAGTTGGAACATGAAGTGGATCTGTTTGCAATAGAATTGTTAAAAAAACATAATTATGAAAAAGTAATTGAGTTTTACAAAGACTTTATAGGGGAAAAAAATGAAACTAAATAAGAAAATTATTAACAAAATTATTAAAGAAATCAAAGAGGATAACAAACAAAAGTATGAAAGTTTCTTAAGTGAACTTAAAAATGTTGGTTTCGATGTCAAAAATACTTATTATGCAAAGTTAGCAAGTAGCAAAAATGTTATATTTTTTGATTTTGATAGCAGCTTGTTTATGGAGTGGAATGGAAAAGAGTACGAAAATCTTTCACCTAAAAAAATAACATATAAAGAACTTAAACTAGGAATGATGGGGATGAAGTTAAGAAGTTGGGAGAATATATATTTCACAGAGTTAGAAAGGGGAACAAATCTAATTTTCAACCTTAATAGTTATGACGAAGTTGTAGAAGATGTTGGTGGTAGTGGTGACAGGTTAAAATTTTTAGACTTATTGAAGGTCACAAGCAATTATGGTTTTGAAGACTTCGGGACAGGAGAACATTTTAAAGGTTAATAATGGAAGAACCACAACAAAAAAAGAGAAACATAGTAAGAAAGGATAGGGTTTGCCCTATTTGCAAGCGTGTGTTTAAAAATGCTCCCCCTCAAGCTTTACAAATGCATATTTTCAGAGCACATAAAAAAGAAGGGCAATATGATACATGGTCAGAGAAAACTAAAAAAAGGTGGGAAGACAAAAAGGAAAGAAAGAAGACTGGCAGAAAGCCAGGAAGAAAAAAGAATCCTGAAAATTATATCAACTTTAATTGTGCTGAATGTGGGAAAGAGGAAGAGATACGAATAAGGATATATGAAAAGAGAAAGAAGAAAAATAAAGGTGGGTTAATGTTTTGTAGTATTCAATGCTCTTTAAAGTATTATAGAAGAGATGACATAACAAGAAGTCTGCTACAAGAAAGTTTAATGAGGGCTGAGCTTGCTTGTGAAAATTGTGGGTTTGATGACATTATTATGATGTATTATATTGTATACCCAGGTCAAAAAGGATTTAAGTTTAATGTAAATAATACAATTGTTTTGTGTCCTAATTGTAGGGTGTTGTGGAGAATGGGTAAGGCAAAAATAGACTCAGAAACAAGAGAGTACAAAAGAACTGACATTGCTACTGAAGAAGAAGAATTATATGACATTGATACAGATAAAATATTTGATAGTATCGGTGATATTGATACAATTATGGAAGAACATAAAGAAAAAAAGCAAAATAAGGAACAATTGACATGGGAACAAGTAGATTAGTTAAAGAATGGCAAGGAAGTCTTCAAGAGCAAAATGGAAATGTTAATTTTACAAACTGGGTAAGGCCTGATCATGATGCAATTAGGTTAGAATATGATGTTGAGTATAAAAACCATATTGTATATTCTTTTGGAGATATTTTTCCAACTTTGGAGGACTTTGAAAGGGCTGTAAAGGATGGTGAAATAGTTAGCTTAACTAAAAGCTTAGACTCAATGGTTGATAACAGAAGTAGAACGAAAAATATGAAGCAATTAACTAGCTTGTTAAAATCATATAGATCATGGCCAGAGTTTAGAAACGAAAAAACTACCCAAGCAATTGTTGACGGTTTTAAAAACAATGAACCAATGAAAATGCCATTTATCTTGGAATACGCACCTGATGATTGGTGGATAATGTCTGGTAACACAAGGCTAGACATTGCATATATGATGGGAATTATCCCAAAAGTTATTATTATAAAAGGATATTAAACATGAGAAGAAAAAAAAGAGTACAGTTTAATGTGGCAGAAAAAATTTGGGTATGTATTGAGAACATCATAGAAAGGTATGAGGGGGTGGGCAAAATAGTCGGGTCAGAATATAAAAAATATGGTTATTATTATGTTAAAATTCCGAAACCAATAAATCAAACATATGATCATTTAGTTTATTGGGATAAAATAAAGAAAATAAAAAATGGAGAACCGATTGAGCATGAATAACACTAAAAAACAAATAGAAAAATATATATTAGAACACATTAATGATGTAGAGAAACAAAAGATTATAAATGAATTCATGGGGAGATTGCAAAATAAAATGATGTCAATAAAAACAGCAGAAACTCCAATGTCCGTTGCACAAGATATTGATAAAACTGTTGATGTAAATGTAATCAAACAAAAATATGGTGACAAATTTGTTAAAAAGATTATTGATCTTTATCTTTCTAGGGCAGAAGTCGAAGAGAGTGAAAAGAAAAAATGGGAAGAGGAAGTTAGACGACAGTTAGCTAACAGAAAGAAGCTTTGGGGAGAAAGTGAGGGGGTTTAATTGAAGTCAGGCAGCAAGCTTGGAGAATTAAATCTTTATTTTCTTAATTTAGATCAAAAAACATTAGCAGATATGATTTGGAAAGTTAACATCCACCAAGCTCTTTACAAGGGAATAACAATTCCAGATCAAACTTATTATGGCCCAGTCATTCTAGATAGAAGAAAAATTGGTTGGGATATATTATTATTTCCAAAAAAAATTAAAATGATTAAAACAAGTGAGTACTACATTGGCGTAGTAAGATCATCAGCTAACTTTAAAAGCGATAGCCTAGATCTTAATTATGCTATTCATTCAGAAGTGGTTAACAAACTAATAGAAATATGATATAATGTTTTTCATGAAAAGAAAAAGCTATAAGGTTGGAGATACAATTTGGATTAAATCAGGATTACAAATGGAAAGTTTCATCGAACTGATGGTCCTGCTGCTGAATATCATGATGGATTAAAATATTGGTATCTAAATGATCAGTTTTATGATCACATCAAAGGAAAGTTGCACAACAACAACTTCCTGATATCAGACAAATATACAGGACCAGTAATAATAACGGGAGGAAAAAATAAAACAAAGTTCATGAGAACAATGAACAACAAACACTTGGTAATTGAACCATAAAAGCAAATTTATACAACAAACAATATCAGATAAAATTTATATAACTAACAAAATAAATAATATCAATTTTTATTGCACACATAAGGCCCCAAACTGATACCTAAAAAACCAAACTTGACCTGTAATCAACTTGAATGTAAAGCCTATATACAACCATTGATTAATACTAGAATGATTTATAAGGGAAGTGAGAAACATTTCTGTTAAAATAAGGACGAAAGTTATATAAGAAAATTGTCTGACTTAAATGGTTAACAAAGTGAATGGTTTGTGGTATTGTATTTAAAAGGGAGGGTTCATGAACAACAAGCCAACAATGAAAGAATATTCTGATGGGACAAAAGAATGGTGGTTGAATGGAGCGTTGCACAGAGAGGATGGTCCGGCTGGAGAATATCCTAGTGGATCAAAACGTTGGTATTTAAATGGGCTTCTATATCGAGAAGATGGCCCTGCTGTTGAATGGGCTAATGGAGAGAAATTTTGGTGGTTAAATAGTCAAGATTATGAATATACCAAAGGAAAGCTGCACAACAATAACTTCTTAACATCAGATCAATATACAGGGCCAATAATAATAATGGGGGGAAAGAATAAAATAAGGTTCATGAAGGCAACAAACAATAAACATTATGTTATTAAAGGCTATTAAATAATGAACATCCAATATAAAGATATAAAAATCAATGATGTGGTCTGGTTTAAAACAATAAATAATGAATATGGTTCTGGAATTGGAATTGTCATAGATAAACGGTGTGAAGAGGTAAATAAAATATATGTTAAAATTCCAACCATCCACTTAAATGAAGAAGGCTATAAACTTCATTATATATTTCCCTTTGAGATTAAAAAGATAATTAAAAAAGGTAAAACTAAATAAATTCAAGAAGTTTATGCATTTTAAAATAATTAAAATGATGAATGGATATTGTAATTGACTTGTTATATCTTGGCACAAGCCTGCCAATATTAACAGGATATAGATAATTTAAAACCTTGTGTGGAAAATAAATAATAACAAGATCAGTATTGTTGCCACAAGAACAAACAATTGCAGGTCCAATATATAAACAATCAACACAGGCGTTGTTCGAATGATATATGTTAAGCAAATGCCTGTTAATCCATATGTTGTGTTTGTTGGTCAATCCAAAACCTCAATACATCCTTCAGATATTAAATAATCTAACTCAAGACCATTATAATAACCAAGTATGTCAGAAGATTGAACACGATTGTTAACTTTAATGTTAATCTTATAAGTAAAAGAAATGTAATAATCTGTTGAGCCAAACCTTGTTGTTGGCTTTATAATACAAGGACCAATATAATTATAATAGAAGTTTGGAGGACTCGAACCCTCGATATGTTTATGAATCCATATTTTCCTTAATTTGTTCATGATTTATATATCCTTTCTAATTGTAAACCCTTATTCATATGAGATAAAAAATAATAATCAAACATAACTGATTGCACCTTTAGATACCAAATTAATAAATAATTCATTGTTAATAACAGCAACATTATCCTTACAAAGAATACCAATTGCAGGAGGATAATTAATAACGTTTATCTTTTTAGGAAATAAAATATTATGATAATCAAAATTATATTTCCTTATCCTTAATATTGCTGGGCCAATATAATCATAATAATAGTTTAGATTTGTACTTATGATATGTTTATGAATCCATATGTTTTTTAGTTTGTTCATGTGATCCTTTTATTCATATGAGATAAAAAATAATAATCAAACATAACTAATATAACCTTCAGATAACAATCTTTCTAATTGTACATGTTCAAATGGTTGACCAAATTTAATATTATATTTATAATATATGCTTTTACTATTGTTGAATTTTGTTAATGTTACCTTTCTAGGAAATATAATATTATAATAACCAGAATCAAATCGGCTTGTTGTCAATAAAGCAAAACCAATGTATTTATAATGATAATCTACATGATATGCAGTAGGCATTGTAATATTCTTATGAATCCATATAACCATTTTTTTTATATCCTTTTTAATTGTGTATTATTGTTAATAACTTGTGAGTTATATAATTAATTGTTATGTAAAATAATAATTGTCAGTTTAATAGGCTTGATTGATGATTGCTTAAAGGGGGGTATAAATTTGACAACAATAACCAACAAATTCTCCACAAGTTTTCCACAATCAAATAACAATAAACTTACAATAAACAACAAATACAATAATAACAATAAAACCAACAATCAGCAATATTTTTAACAAACCTTTTATCAACCGTATATATTGGCACGGTTATTGATTAGGTTTATTTTATCAAGCATATGTCAAAGAGCTTATTTATTCTTTTGACTTCTAACTACATTATAGCACAAGATGGTGTATTTGTTAACCTATTTGGGGGATTTATTTTATATAAAATGCTTTTTTTGCAAACTGAGAAGGCTTCGTATTTACTTATGAGAGCAAGGGAATTTATGGTATATGCAGTGCATGAGAAGTTTTTTAAGCTAAAAAATGTTCTTAAGCTAGGGTTTTCTGTTATTATTGCCAACCCCATATAGATTAATTTATTTTTTTTGATCTCATGATTATTTTCATGTTCAAAGTAAGCTATGACATGTTCATATACTTTAACCCAAACTATGTCACCTTTTTTATATTTTGGTTTGCTGTTATTCATTGTTCCTTAATTACCAAGTATGTATTGTTTGTTGTTTTCATGAATCTTATTTTATTTTTCCCCCCCATTATTATTATTGGCCCTGTATATTGATCTGATATCAGGAAGTTATTATTGTGCAGTTTTCCTTTGATGTGACTATAATGTTGATCATTGAGAAACCATTCTTTATATCCATCAAAACAATCATATGCAGGACCATTTTCACGATGACGTTCTCCACTTAGATACCATATTTTTGTTCCGTTGGAATGTTCAATAGCAGGCCCATCAGTTCGATGACACTCTCCATTTAGATACCATCGTTTTGATCCATCAGGATATTCTTTCATTATTGGCTTGTTGCTCATGATTCCTCCCTTTCAACTGACAACAATATACCACAACAAGGTTGATTTGTTAACCAAATTAGGCATTTATTTTCTTTTTTATTGATGGTTTTTATATAAGCCAAAAAGCGTGCCAAAAAGTTATATAACTTGGGTTTTTTTTGTACTTTTTGCTCCTATTGATTTAAGGTATTGCAAGTGGAATTCTATATATTTTTGTTTCAATTTCCTATAGGGGGATAAGAAACATTTTAGTTAATTTTCTAATTGTGTTATACTGACATAAATGGGGTAGAAATAATCATTGATTTACGGGCTTATATGGTAAGCGGAAGAGAAGGTTGAGACAGGAAAGTGTACACAACTAGTTGTTGGTGTTAATCCTGGCCAAATTACTTTATAATAAATTGGTTTAGATTTTTTATAAATATAGCCAATAACAATTATTGGTCCAACATAGTTTTTATGGGTAATCCACACAACATTATTTATTTTATATTCTGGTTTCATATAGTTATTTTATGTCACAAAACAAATAATGTTTATGCATAGGCAAGTGTACATATCTAATTGATGATTTTAATCCTGGCCAAGTTAGTTTATAGTATTGCAGTTCTATATCTTGATCATCAAAATATGGTTTGTGTGTGGTATAGCCAACAATAATAGCTAGTCCTTTATATGGTGGGTATTGATCATAGTTAATCCATATTACATCTCCAGGTTTATATTCTAGTTTTGGTTTCATGTAGTTACTTCTCCTTTTATATGGTGGTTGCCTATGCACCAACAATCTGAATCCATTGTTTTTATATCATAAGCGCCATATGGTAAAACATTTGTTATTATTGCAATACCATAATATTTATATCTAATTGGATTTATTGGTGATTGAACATGTATCCATATGGCATCACCTATTTTATATTTTGGTTTGTTGTTATTCATTGTTCCTCAATTACCAAATATTTATTGTTTATTGTTCTCATGAACTTTATTTTATTTTTTCCTCCCATTATTATTACTGGACCTGTATACTGATCTGATACTAAGAAATTGTTGTTGTGCAGCTTCCCTTTGATATGATAATAAAGTATGTCATTTAGATACCATACAAATGTTCCATCAGAATATTCAACAGCAGGACCATCTTCTCTATGATGGTTCCCATTTAGATACCATGATTTTGTTCCATCAGGATATTCAACAGCAGGACCATCAATTCGATGATGCTTTCCATTTAACCACCATTCTTTATGGCCATTAGAATCTTCAACAGCAGGGCCATCAGTTCGATGAAAATAGCCATTTAGGTGCCATGATTTTGTTCCATTAGGATGTTCTGTCATTATTGGCTTGTTGCTCATGATTCCTCCCTTTCAACTGACAACAATATACCACAACCAACTTCATTTGTTAACCTATTTCAAGAAATATTTTATTAAAAAAAGTTTATTTATGGGGTTAACAAACGGGATAGTTTGTGGTATAAGGGTGTTGAAGGAGGGAGAAAATAAAATGAGCCAACCAAAATATAAGTTAGGAGACATAGTTTGGGTTAAAACGGATAATACTAATTATCCTGAAGATCTTACTGATCATAACAATAACAATAAGATATATTATCAATTAGCAAGGATACAAAATTGGTATTTAAGGGAAAAGGAAGTTTCAGATAAATCTTTTACTATATATACAGTTAAATATTGTTGCAATACTTTTTTGTTGAACAATGTTTCAGAGATGGAAATACTGAGGAAGGAGGACATTTAAATGCTAACACAGAAGATTTTTAATCCTGTTGATTATTATTTTGAATGGACTGATGATGGATGGTATGAGTGGGATCGAAGGGCGGCTCACACAATGGCTCTTAAGGATCGGAACAAGAAAGTAAGGGAGCTAAGAGGGAAAGGACACAAGGTTTCAGTCTTCAGTCTTTCAGGCCAGTTAATTACAAAGGGTGGAATTGGAACTGGGAAGCCTCAAGTAGAGTTTGTTGTTAATTGTTATGGTTACAATATGTGGGGAAAATAAAATGATTATTAATGGAAAAGAGTATCCAACAGTGTACCCAACTAAGGAAGATGTTGTTTATAATTATAAGGTGGGTGACATTATTTATTTTAAGGTATTAAATGACAGTATTTATATTGAAGTGGTTAACCTTGTTAATGATAAGATATTATCTCCTGGCAGAAGAATTAGTAGAGAAGGAGATTTTTATGTTTTAGATTCTCCTCGTTGTCTCATAGGTATAATTGATTTTTGTGATTATGTTAATGAATGTGATTATTATTATCCTGTTTACACTGTTGTTACGCTTAATGATAAGCAATCAATCAATGTTTCAGAATTAGAGATTGTAGAAAGGGTTGAGGCTTCATGAACAACAAGCCAACAATGACAGAACATTCTAATGGAACAAAACATTGGCTTTTAAATGAAAAACTTCATCGAGAAGATGGTCCTGCAATAGTTCGGCCTAATGGAACAAAGGCATGGTATCTAAATGGAAAACGTCATCGAGAAGATGGGCCTGCTATTGAAAGTCTATATAAAAGAAAAGAATGGTGGTTGAATGGAAAGTGTTATTGTGATATTATCAAAGGAAAGTTGCATAACAACAATTTCCTGGTATCAGATCGATATATAGGACTAGTAATAATAATGGGGGGAAAAGAAAGAGTAAGGTTCATGAAGACAACAAACAACAAATATTTTGTAATTGAGGAAAATAATACTTCAGAAGTGGTTAACAAACAGGGTTGATTGTGTTATAGTGGTTTCAGAGATTGACAGAAAGAGAGTTCTTTGACAATAAGGGGGGAAAGAAAAAGAGACAAAAAAAATAAAATTAATTTCAAAAAGTGGTTAACAGAATGGTCAAAGTGTGTTATAGTGGTTTTGTTGATAACGGAGGCCGTCGCTCATTGATAATTTAAAAACGTTAATAATAAAACAAAGAAGGAGGGATATTTATTTTGATTGTTTAAAATTTTATTATAAAGACTTGACAGACTTGGTATTAGCATTATATTAAACAGAAGGGAAACATTAGATGAATAGAATTCGAGATCAGACTTAAAAGGTAAATTATATTTAAATTTAATTAGATGTTTGATTTGATTGTTAGTTGTTTGATAATAAAATATATAAATAATAATTTAAAATAAAAGGTTAAAACATAATGATTAATAATAGAATTCGAGATGGCCCTTGACAATAAATAAACCGAAAGTTTGATTATATAAAATTTAGCATGGAGAAAATAAATTAATGAGTAATATTAGAATTAGAGATGTGCCTTGACAATAAAATAAAAGTTCTTGGTTGGCTGTAATAGTAAAGTGAGCATGTGTTCATGACACCAACAAGAAGATCCTCTATGTGTTGTTCATTGTTAATGTATTATTGTCACTGTTTTTCTGAAAATTTAGGGGAGTTTTTAGAAGTGACAAAAGTGATGTCAATAGCTTTCCTCCTTTCGTTATTGACATCTAGTTCTTATCAGGGGCCAACGTTCATTGTTGGCCCTTTTTTTTATAAGGGAGATAAAAATAAAATTAATCTTCAAAAATGGTTAACAAGCAGAGTTGTTTATGATATAGTGTGGTTATGTTCAGTTGATAACAACAAAAGGGAGGTCATGATGATTGGAAAGGAAGTAAGGGCAATTGTGGGTTCTTCATTTACTTCTTATCGATCTGTGATGGTTGATCGTGCAACGAAGGGAAAGGTCAAACTAACCTTCCAGTATGTGAGTACGTTTGGCAAGGATAAAAGGGGAGAGGAATAAAAAATAAAAAACTTTCAAAAAGTGGTTAACAAACAAAGTTGTTTATGATATAGTGTGGTTATGTTCGGTTGCAGTTGACAACAACAAGAAGGAGAAACCGATGGAAAGCATAACTGAGAAAGAGAGGAAAGTTCTTCAGGGTATTATTACTAATGATTTTCAGGATGCCGCAACTGGAACTGAGGCTGTGATTATGAATGATATTTGGGTTGATTGCCTGGAAGATTCCACAGGAGATATTCGGGGAAAAATTTTGTCTGGTGTGGTTTCTAGCCTTTCTAAAAAAGGCCTTGTCTGGACTGATGGGGAAGGTATCGCAATAACTAAGGAGGGATGGACCGTTCTGAACTCAACGAATAGCGAAGAGGAATAAAAAATAAAAAACTTTCAAAAAGTGGTTAACAAACAGGAGGAAGTGTGATATAAAGGTTTCGAAATAAAGGTTGGTAAGTTTAAATTCTAGACGGTTAAAAGGAGGTTTATTGTGGCAAAGCTTAACGTAAAATCAGCACTGAAGGTTCTTGATAATCTGCCGAAAGAGCAGGCCGTTCTCGTTGATGGCCCTCATGGTATTGGCAAGAGTACTATCTTTAGAGATCTTGCAAAGAAGAGAAATGCACATTTTATCGATATGCGGCTCTCACAGGTTGAGTATGTAGATCTGATTGGTATGCCTCAGTCTGTTAATGGAGAAATGATCTACTCGTCCCCTTGGTGGCGACGGGAGATTGAGGCATGTGCAGAGAGAGGACAGAACGTTGTTCTCCTTCTTGATGAGATTAACCGTGCTCATCGTGATGTTCTCCAGTCAGTGTTTCAGTTGATTCTGGATCGTCGTATCCAGGATTGGGCACTTCCATCCAACGTTGACGTGTGGGTGTATGGTGCAGTCAACATGGGTGATGACTATGACGTGTCTATGATGGACCCTGCACTGTTGGATCGTTTCTATCGGTTTACCCTTGAGCCATCACCGGCAGAGTGGCTGAGGTGGTCAAAGAGCGTTGGTATCCATCGTGCAATTCACATGTTCATTGAAAAGAACCATAACTATTTGTATTTCACTGGCACGCCTGAAGAGGGCCGGATTTATCCTTCTCCTCGTTCATGGGCTATGCTTTCTAATTGTATGAATCTAAACAAAAAACTTGTTGACGATCATCATGCTCTTACTCTTCTCTCAATGGGTTTTGTTGGTGAAGAAGGGGCAACTAGGTTTGTTGACTTTGTAAAGAAGGAGTTTAATCAAATGACAGCAAAAGACATTCTTGAAAAATGGAAGGACCGGGGGCAGGATATTACTGAACTGGTAACTGATGATGTGGTTGAGGCTTCAACTCTCATGGATCAGTGCATTGAGTTTTTCCGTGCAAAGGGAGAGGATGGGGTTAAGCCTCGTCACATTAAGAACTTTACTGAGTATATGTTGATTGTCCCACTGGATGTGATCAACTATGCATGGCAGGCTCTCCAGGAGTACACTGAGGATGGTGGTGACGTAAAGAACATCAACTTTGTGGCCTCAAAGCTTGGTGATGATGAGCGGATCAGGACTAGGGTGGTGGAAGCCAATAGCGAGTGGATCAGGGAAGAGCAGGAGAAAGTAAAGAAGGGTGCCGAGGGCGAATAAACAACAAGCAGTTCTTTGGGGGGCGCAATGCCCCCTTACTTATTTCTTTGGTAATAACAATCAACAATGAGGTTGTCTTATGGGAAGACTAAAAGGTACAATTAACAAAAAGACTCTTGCAAAGAAAGCAATTGCATATTCTTTAGGGGACATAAAAAAGCTTTCAGAAAGCATATTGAATAAAATGTATCGCAATAATATTATTGATGAGAACACAGACAAGCCAACCAGTGATTGTTATAAGTTAATGTCACTTGAAGAATATAAGAATATTAAATCAGGCAAGAAGAAGAAAAAGCAACAAGAGGCAACGGAAACAACAAACATCACAAAGTACTTCTTTTATAAAACAAGCAATCTAAAGAAGTTTGGCACAAAAAAATATATTTGGAAAATGGTTGATCGAGACTATGGACTTCAGGTTCATGGCATCAATGAGATAGAAGCAAAGTTATTTGCAAAGCATATTAATTGCATAATATACGCTGAAGAGCTTATGGGTAATAAAAAAGAAAAGTTTTATTGTTTCAAAAAACAGTATTCAAATATGATATCAGCAAGAAAGTGGGCGAAGCAATCAGGCTTTGAGTTTATAAAGGAGTGAGACAACAAGCAACAAACACTTGGTAATATCTAAACCTAAAAAACGATCTAACAATTAAGGCCCATTGACATCAATACCCTTGACAATCAATTTATTTTACAATCAAATGTCGGAAACTAGTTTATAGACAGCAAAATCCATGCTACCATTAAAAACAACTTAACAGACACAGCAACCCAGGGGGTAGACAAAAAAACATTATGGGAAAAATAAAAAGAAATACAACAAAGAATAAAGAAAAAGAATTACAAAATAACAATAAACAACATATAGAAGATACACAAAAAGAATCAACAAAGAATAAAGAAAAAGATTCTGTTGAACAAGAAGATTGCAATAAGAACAACAAAGAGAAAGGGGATCAAAAAAAAGATATTAATACTTTAGATAATATCCAACATGAACTACAAAATGCAATAGGCCTTGTCAAATCATTAGAATCAAAATATAAAGAAGCAAGGTATAAAGAAGATGAACCAAAAAGATTACTATTCAGTTATATTATAGATAACTTGCTCCCAGAAGAAAATAGAACAAAAGAAAAGTTACATGATGAACTTAGTACTTATGGACAAGAAGTATTCTATAAAAAAGATACATTACATAATAAGCTATTCATGGTCGCAGAAAACCTATTAAGCTTTATTAAGTTAAATAAAGAAAGAATATTTAAGGATAATTAATCATGAGCACTATCTTATGGCTATTATTAATATTGTTTGTTGCGTTCTTAGGAACATTTCAATTATTAGCATTAATGTTTATTATAATGTTCTTAGTAGCATGTACACCAGCAATTGTTGTGTTGACTATTGGAATATACTTAACAATAAAGATAGGTGGGTTCATTGGTGCATTGTTGGTAATATTAACATTGTTTGGTGCAGGGTTTGTAACTTATCATTGGTTCGAAAGTGGAGCAGTTGATGCAATTACAAAGACCCTTGGTATGGACAATTGGTAAAAGAAATAAAAAAATGGAACAAAGGTGATATTGTTTGGGTCAAAGTAAATACTTATATGTGTGGATCAGAAAGCGAAAAGAGATATGATAACCCTCCTCTATATAAAGGACCAGCAATTATTGTCAGTGTTAATTACAATTTAAGTTATAGGCCTATATATAGAATCAAAACAATGTATGATCGCAATGTCTTGTACAATTATAATTATAGAATAACAGAAGAAAATATATTGTACAAGATACCCCAAGGTTAACATTGTAGTAATAATAGTAAAAAAAAATGTATTTAATGTTATATATAATATATATATTATTATATTAACATTTTCAACGGAGGTTAAGCAATGAAAAACAAATTTAAATCTATAGTAAAGAATATTATTAAAGAAGAGACTAGAAAGCTTATAAAGGAGGCTAGCTATAAAGATTTAACAGATGAAGAGAAAGACTTTTACAACACAACAAAAGGCCTTAATCGTGGTAAAGTTATTAAAGTTAACTTTCCCGCAACTACCATTAAAACTAAACTTGGCTGGGGATCAGGCACCACACCATCTATACCAGACATGTCTAACCTGTTAGATTTATATTGGAATAACGTTAAAGATGAGGTGCTTAATAGCATATTAAATTCATCTGAGTATTTAAATTATGAAGATCAACTTAAAGATATATCTAGAGAAGTAGGAGATAATGAAAGGTTCTGGGATTTTGTTAATAAGACTGGCCCTTGTCCTTCTGGCAATTGTGGCTAACCAACCCTTCCTTCCAATATATCTGCATATACAATAAAATTAATTCTTAAAAATGGTTAACAAATCAAGGTACTTATGGTATAGTATGATTGCAAGTCAGGGATAAGTACTTGACAATAAAAGAAAGGGGGGGGAAAAAAAGAAAATGATAACTGAAGGAACCATGCTGTGGGTTAGTGAAGTTGCATTGTATTCTTATGTTACTCCTCCAGGTTGTTATAAAGGTGCCTATAAGAAAGTAATGGACTATTCAGGACCAGTTAATGTTGTTGTTGTTGAACCATTAATGAATGAAGAAGACAGAGGGAAGCTGGTTAGTCATGATTATGAACGTGTAGTGTCCGTTGAGATATGTGTGATTACTAAAGTAGATAGTAATGATTATCATGACAATACGTTTATTATGATAGTTGATGATGAGGATAAGAGTGTGAAGAGGATGAACGGATAAAAGATATATATATAAATTAATGATTGTAGGTGGTTAACAGATGAGGTTGATTGTGGTATATTGTGTGTAGGTGGATGGTTGGATTGTTATGTCCTGGAGACAGGACACCGCAGACTTAAAGTTAGCGTATATGCGGGTTGACCCATTTTTATTGGACAGATAATTTTTTTGATATTGGAATTGTTGATTTAAGGGGTTAAACAACAATAACCAACAATAAAGACGATCAACAATATGTTTAATATAATAAAATTCAAAAGACATGTTTAAATATTAATAAAAGGAGATATGGTTATGAGGAAAATCATTGGTGGCATGTCATTTAGAAATAAGATGATTTTAAAGACAGAAGATGCAATGTCTATTTCTACAGTTGACAAAAATGGAATCTATAATTCGAAAGCATATTTCAGATATAATAAAAAAGAAAACAAAAGGGACACATTATACAAAAGGAATAGGCTTGACAATCTAATTAAAATTTTAAGCTTAATAGTACTTTCTCAAATATTTTACATGATATTTGGCTCATTAATTGGTGTGATATTATTAATACTAAAGTCATGACAAATTTATTAAGTTATTGTGATGGCAGTTTATCTTTACTTGAGGTTGCTGAGAAAATTAATGTTCCAATGTGGCAACTTTTTGATGTTATCGATATTTTATTAAAAAATAAATTATTGAAAGTGGTTAACAAACAGAGTTGATTGTGGTATAAGGGTATTCATGAAAATGGAAAAAATACAACTTAGTGATCTTAGGGCTGCAAGCAAACCATATATATGTTGGCTTAAGATTGATAGGGAACTGGCTATAAATTTAGGTTGGCATTTTTATTATAATCATAATGGTCTAGTTACTATATATTGTGATTGTAATGAGCGATTAACAATTAAATTTCTGCATATGTTTAAACAAATATCTTCTTATACTTATAGGTCAGGGATAGCATTTAATCGGATTAATTTAAATGACAATTTAAACATTAATAAGTTTTTTGATTATTGTTATAATAACGATAGGTTATTTATTGTTAATAAGGGAGGTTAAAAATGAAAGTATTGGAAAGCATGGTTTATGTTGGTAATCGTATTTTGTTTAGCATGGTATTGCTTATGCTTATGTGTGTCTATGCATATCTTGCGCCATGGGGTATTGGGAATGTTGCAATGAATTTATTTGTGTTATGTGTTTCAGCATTTCTTTATGTTGTGGTTTGGGTTCCATATGCGAAGCTGAGCCTTCGTTATGAGCTTGTAAGAATTAAGAATAAGTATAGAAATGAGCAATAATAAAAACAATACGTTTAATGCTGGTGATGTTGTTTGTGTACAATTACCAAGTGATCCTAAAGAATGTGGTTGGACAAATGGAAAGTCTACTTATACTGGATATAATGGAATTGTTTTAATAATGGAAGAGTGTGACTTTACATACACTTCTTTTGATTATAAAATTAAAATACTTGGAACAAAAAAACAACGTGATCAGTTTTTTGTAAGAACCAATTGGATCACACACAAATTAAGCAATGGAGGAAACAATGAGGTCAAATGGATTAAGTGTAAATGAGTTATTCAATTTGATGCAGACTTTAAAATCTGCTGGTCATGGTGATTGCGAGGTATTGATTCGTTCTATTGATGAGATTACATGCAATGTTTTTACAGATAAGTACACAATGTATATTTTGGGTGATAATAATTGTCTCTCTAAGATCGACCCAGAATCGACTGGCGAGAAGCCTAATGTCATTGTATTAGAATATTGACAGGATTGATTGTGGGCTAAATTTGGTTTTATTGGTATTGATTTGGGGCTTTATATGTGCAATAAAAAAGTGATAAAAATAAAGGCTGGACAATGGCATAACTTAGGTTTAAAAGAGGGGAAGAAATATCTTATATGGTTGGTTGTTAATGGTGATCTTAATAATAAAGAGTTAAATTGATGGACAATAAATATAAAGTAGGTGATGTTATATTTTGCAAAGCATATTATTATAATTATAGAAAAGATGTTTATTATAATAAAAAAGATATTGATAATAAATATTACTATATGGCTGATGATGCAGGTGATATTTATTATTATGGTGTTGGCATAATAGCTGGTTATAGAACTAGTGGTATGTATCATGATCATGATGCTATATATTTAGTTAATGGCATTGCCAGTGGTATTAATAATTATGATCATGATTCAATGGTGGTTCGAGAGAGGGATATAATGCAAGGTTGATTTTTGCAGAGCTTTGGATTTTCTAGAAAATAATATTAAATAATTTTCAAAAGTGGTTAACAAACAGGAGTGATTATGGTATAAGGGTTTTGTTGACAAGTTATAACTTTTAAAGGGGAGGCAAAAAATGTCAAAGAAAATTCTTGTTAAAGAGACAAAAAAGATTCTTGCTGACATGGTAACAAAAGATATTAATAAATACATTCGAATTGCTTATAAAGCGAGAGACATTTTAAATGATAAGGTTCGTGATTGTTGTGAGAGATCTATTAATCATACTAACACAATTGATATTGATTGGAATCGTTTTATTTCTAATATGTATTCCGGAATGCATATCAGTAATAAAAACACATCAAAAGACATAAGTTGGCTTCGTAAACAAAATAACTTTAATGATTCAGTTGATAGTTTTATGTGTAATGATAAGTTTAAAGCCAACGTAAATTATTTTGAAACAAGGGTTAATGCGTCAAAGTTACACAAAGAACACAAACAATTAGATGTTGATGGCAATGATTGTACTGTTTCTATTTTTACTTTTGATATTTACAGTGAAGATTTAAAGTCTCGTCGATCATTTTCAGACTTACTGTCTGACAGTTGTTATTTGTCTGACAATTATTTTTGTCGCATTGAATTTGTTGTGGTTTATAACAAAGAACAAACAGAGATTAAGTATATTTATGTTTGCGATAATAATTATGGCAACATTACTTATCATAATTATGGTGATTTTATTAATAATACTTATATGCCTATTGATAATGTTGTTTCTACTGCTGAGGATTGTTTTTATTATAGGTATGATTTAAGCAACAATACTGAGAAAGTTAATAATGAGAATGATATTGCAAATACTTTTTATGTATCATTTCTTGAGCGCAAGCTTAATAGGTTTAACAATTGTATTTGCGAATATGGAAATGAAGTTAAAAAGTCTAAAGCTTCTGTTGTTGATATGCAGAAAAAGGAGGCTGACAATTATAATTTGATTAACATCATTAAGGGTGTGATTGGTAAAGAAAAGTTTGATTTAATCAAAAAGGTTTCAACTGTTTGTTCTGCCAAAGGCTCTAATGTTTCAATTAATGATATTGTTAGTTTGGGTAAGTTGTTCTGTAGCACCAATGAAAATAAGAGTAATAAAAGGGAAGATGGAGTAATTTACTTTAATGGTATGCCTTGCAACTATCCGCCTTATAAATAATTGACAAACTAGTTTTTTAAAAAAGGAGGTTATCATGTCTTCTAATTCTTATTCTAAGGTTTATATTCCTATAAAAATTGGTCGTTCTAGTTATTGCTATGGTTGTGACGTTGATTATTATAACCAGAATGAGATTAATGTGGCAGATCGTATTTCTATTGTTCTCCAAGTTGAGGGTATTCTTAATGTTAAAAATATTATTAATTGGCATGTACACATGAACAATATTAAAAATGATGTTAATAGAAAGGTTAAAGGGTAAAGGTTTCAATGATATGTCCTATTAATCCTGGTGTTTATTTTTTGAGACAAAGCCAAACAAGTGACTTTTTAAACATTAATGATATTCTTCCTTTGTCAATTAAATATAAGGACTATTCAGGTTTAGTTTTTATTAAAGGTTTTGTTTGTAATGCTAAGAAGGGCCGAGTAGTTTTTAAGGTTAAGGTTTTGGGTTATGATAGGTCATGTTATCTGAGATGTTTTATTGGTAATTTAATAAAGGTTGAGTGTTAAATGAGTTATTCTGATCAGTTTTATATGGGAAGAGGCTTTTATTGGATTGATGGGCTATCAATATATAATTCAGATATTGGGTATCCAATTAGATATTATGGCTTGGCTTTAATTAATGATTTTTTTCAAAACACAAAAGGACAAAATTTTGTTAAGTTTCATGTTTTAATGGGTGGCGCAATAAAGAAGAGAGAGTTTTATTATCAGGTTTGGGGTGATGATTTTAAAAAAATAAAGTTTATTGAAAAAACAGGAGGGCAAGATGAATGAGTTTAGTGAAGGTAGTGATTTGATAACCTTAAAAGAGGCAAAGGTTATTTTAGCTAAAATTTTCTTAGGAATTATTGTGTTAGTTTTTATTGTTGGTGCTATTGGTGTTGGTTATAAATATGTATTCGCTCCGATTGACAAGAAGATTGAGCGAAAGGTAGCTGTTGAGTCTCATCAATATCAAGAATCAGCACAAAATGCATTGGTACAACTTGCGGAACAATATAGACGCCTTGAAGTTGACGTGGCAAAAAATATAAATAATCAAGTTGTGGTTGATGCATTAAATAGTCAGATGTCTGCTATTAAAAGTCAAATGAGACTTAAGGTTAAAAATGTTCCTGGTGATATGGTTCCAATTGGAGTTCGTTCTATTATTAATAATTAATTTTCAAAACTGGTTAACAAATGTGATAGTTTGTGGTATAAGGGTCTTGTTGATAACGGGAGATAATATTTTTAAACAAAAAAATGGAGGTTTTGTTATGAGAAGGTTTTTTGTATATTTTATGGTTGTTGTCTTTGTTATGGTTGGCATGGTTGGCTGCAAAGACTTTAATAATAATTCTAATAATAAAGAAAACGAAGCTGTTGAACAGCAACAGGCTCATTATCTTGCTGCACAACCAATTCCATTTTTTGAATGGAGTTTTGAAAGAGATCTTGTGGTTAAGTTATATGAGTTAAGGAATAAAAAGGTTGCAACATATTCTGTTTGGAGGTCTTTAAGTGGTGTGATTGAAGATCATTGCCCAAGTATTGGGTTTGGAATTCCTTATGATACTTCACTTACTAATCCACTTACTGCTACTAATATGGCTGATAATGGTCAGCGACGAGGCCGGGGAGCACTTACTTCAGTTGGCAAGGCTGAGCCTAATGGAATATATCAGTCTCAGAATACTAATGCTACATGGGTGATGTGTGTTGGTGATGATGGTAATATTGAGCCAGTTTATGTGGAAAGCAAGGTGACTACATATCCTTATATGGTAACGGTAGACATGGATAAAAACAGAGTTAAACGTATTGGAAAGTCAAGTGTTGTTTTTTCTTTAAATGAAAAATAAAGTTAATTTCAAAAAGTGGTTAACAAACGGACTTGTTTATGGTATAAGGGTCTTGTTGACAGGTTGATTGATTGTTTTAATTGTTTTAATTGATGAAATGGAGGTTAGCATGTTTAATTTTGGTGGAAATGATGTTCTTGGTCTTACGGATATGGCTGAGCTTCTTGGTGAGGCTGGCGTAACAATGGATGATGTTGCTCGTCGTTATGCCGAGAAGCGCCCTGGTTGGGATAATTATGATAGGGCGGTTGTTACTATTAGTGGAATTGCTATGATGCTTGGTCTTGAGGGTAATCTTGGTTTTGCTCTGGGAGTTCTTGAGACTGCATATGTGGAGCAGGAGAAGCGAAACGTTGTTGACGATGTTATTGCTACTCGTCAGGCCGATCTTCTTGCCCGTCGTGATGAAATTGATGCAGAGCTTAGTGAGCTTGAGAATGATGAAGTAATTCGGGATCTGAATGCTGATTCTTGTCCTTGTCCTCATTGTGGTGGTTGTTAATTTTAAGAGAGTGTGGTGTAGGTGTTTTGGTGTTGATAACAAGGAGGTAGTTAAAATGAACCTTCCCTTGTCGTTGTCTAATAAGGATCGTTCTTATATGGAAATGGCGATACAAGAAGCATTTAATGCAGACCGATTTTTTCGGGCTAGACATGGTGCTGTTCTTATTAAGGGAGGTTCGTTAATTTCAAGGGGATATAATAAAAACTCTCATTGCTCTTTTGGTGGTCGATTTCGTAATTTGTTTGTAAAGGGTGAGCCAACACTTCATGCAGAGCTTGCTTGTGTACTTGGCATTTCTAGGGGTAAAACAAGCGGTGCTACTATTTATGTTGTTAGGCTCGACAAGGACGATCATCTTCGTATGAGCAAGCCTTGTCCTATGTGTATGGCGGCTCTTAGGTTTGTTGGTGTAAATAAGGTTGTTTTTACGACGAATGATGGTGTGGATATTATTAGGATTTAGGGTTTATAATATAATGGGCAAAAACAAGAAAAAAAGAAAAAAAGGTAACAAGAAAATGAAAGGCAACAAGAAAGACAATGCTTATATGAATTACAAAAAGATCATGCGTGATCAAATGGTTAACGATGGTTTTTTTGATGGTCGTTTTAAAGAGAGGAGTGTTCCAAACAAAAAGAAGAAGGCATATGACAAGAAGGGACAGAGAAAGTGGGATTGGAGAAAAGAAGTTGATTGTTGATAAGAAAACATACCTCACGTCAGATTTTCATTTTGGCCATGAGAACATTATAAAGTTTTGCAATAGGCCATTTAAAAATCGACATCAAATGGACTCAGCTATGATTGACAATTACAATTCAATAGTTGCTGATGATGATATTGTTTTCATTCTTGGTGATTTTTCTATGTCAAATAATAGAGAGGTCATTTCTTCTTATTGCAATAAACTTAAGGGACAAAAACATTTAATACTTGGCAATCATGATAGGATGAGGCCTTTTGCATATGTTGACTGTGGCTTTGCATCTGTTCATACATCTTATGTTTTAGAAAAATATAATTTATTTATGGTTCATGATCCTGCTGTTTGTGTTGTTGGTAAACAGATGGGATACAATTGTGTTTGTGGTCATATCCATAATTTATTTAAGTTTCATAATGGTGTTCTTAATGTTGGCGTTGATGTTAGTGATTTTAAACCGATATCAATTGACAAGGTAATGGAACATTATGTTTGATGTTGGAGATGTAGTTTGGATTGGTGAGGCTAATGTAGTAAAAAGTCATTTAATGAACTTATATATTGCCAACAAAGTTAAAGATAAGTTTGGTATTGTTGTTGGCTTTAATGGCTCGTTTAATAAAAATAATGCAGATGTTTATGTCAAAGTTAAAATTAATTATAATGCAAAAAGAGATTCTTGGAATTTTATAGGAATAGAAGACAATACATCTATTGTGTTTCTTTTTGATCATGATTGTGATTGTTTATCATTGGTAAAGAAAAATGGCTGATAAAAATAAAAAACTTAACATAGTTCCAAACTATAAAATTGGTGATGTTGTGTGGGTTAAGTGTGCCCTTGAAGAATCTAATTATTATGAAATTTATTTATATAATAATAATATTGATCAATATAAAAATGATTTTAATGAGAATTCATTTGTTGGTGTTGCAATTATTAATTATGTTGAATTATATTTAGGCGCTGACAAATATGATTTTGAAAGTCCAGAATTAAACTTTATTACATATGAAGTTTATTTATCTAACGGGGTGTTCCACTCCATATCGGAACATGAGATATTATATAAAATAGGATAACAAATGGTTATTAACAATAAAGGTAAGTGTAAAAAGTTAAGTTTATATCAGAGGATAAAGATTATTAATTATAATCAATCTGCGTTCTTTTATATGTTTATACTTAATTTTATATTGTTTAATATTTTTGCTTTGTTTTTTTTGGCATTTAATGTTTATTCTTGTGGTTTTATTGTTATTTCATATTCAATATCATCTGTATTATATTTATTGTTTGATTTTTTTAAATTTCATTCTATTGATAACATTATAAGAAATTGGAATAATTATTTTTCAATTGAAGATAATAATTTATTTTTTGTATCATTTAAGATGGAGCCATTTATGTTTGATGTTGATTATATTGCTAAAAAATATTTTAAAGATAGTGGTCCTTATCATTTTTCTTGTCGATTAAATGCGTATGATTATTTAGATAATAATGTTAAAAATAGACAATATAATGGGCTGATTAAGATTGATTTTAAAAACTCTAAATTATATAGTAATAATGACATTGTGTTTTTTAGTGAAAGTAAGAAAGGTTTTAACGGAATTAATAATAGGTTTATTGATGATATGTTTTTAGAGTTATCTTTTTATGTTTTTACTGATAATAAAATGTTGTATTTAAATCATTTTGTAGGTAGTTTTGATAAATTTTATATAGTAGAAAATCATGATTAATTTTTTTAAACAATTTAAGCTTGATTTTAAAAAGTTAAGTTATATTTATAAAATGTTGTTTTGTTCTATTTATGGAAATGATGCTTATTTTGTTGTATTTGCTTTACCTGCTATTTGTCTTGTGTTGTCTGCTGTTTGTTTAAGCATAAGCAGTCTCCCTTCCCTTTATTATCTAATGGTTATTTTTTGTTGCATTTTTATGTTTGTGTGTGTTATATTTTCTATTGTTTGTAGAGTACTTGATGATAAATATATATCTGAAATATTTGATAATTTAGTTTATTTGGAAAGTGGTAAAATTTATTGGGTTGATAACTTTTGTTATAATAAAATAGACTTTATTGATAGTAATAAAAATAAATTTATTAATAATTTTTTTGGTATTGTTAAAGTTTGTTATATTGGCGAATGTTCATACTCTTTTGAGAGATGTAGTCATGATAATTTTTTCATATTAAAAGATCGATATCGTTTAAATGGTAATAAATATATTAAAGGATTTAATAGGTATTATGAGTTGGTTCTTAGATTAAGTGGGAATAATAATGAAGATATAAAGCTTGGTTTTTCTGGATCTTCTTTTCTTGAGCGAACTGATTATAGTTTTGATGGTATAAAAGAAATTAATATGGAGGAGACAAATGGCTAGTTATGATTCACATTATTATTTTTGTGCTTGTATGTGCAAAGAGCTAGGTTTATCTGAGAAAGCAATAAAAAATGTTGCTTGGGCAAATCAGGCAATTGATGAAATGACTCCAAGAAAATTGCAACAGCATATTGGTTCGTCTGCGAAGAAAATGGTTTCGACACAGTGTTATGATTTTGATTGGTGGAAGAGTTCTGATTATCCTGATCCAAGAACAATAATTTGGAAGAAGTTTCATTTTCCTGATATTATTACATGTCATATAAAAGATATTTGTAAGCTTATTTCTGATGATCGAATGAATATCGATCATGATTTATATAATCAGTTATTGTTGGGCAGGTATTTTCATACATATATGGATAGTTTTACTCATCAAGGATTTTTACCTTATTGTTCTGACAAGAATAAAAATAATTTGAAGGGTAGACCATGGAAAGAATTTTGGAAGAAAGTCCCACCTTCAATTGGTCATGCTGAGTTTGGAAATGAGCCAGATGAAATAGATATGGTATGGTATAATCAACTTGGTGATGTTGTCGATAATAAGAAAAGGTGGATTCAAATAGTTCAAACTGCAAGAGAACATTTAATGAAGTTTTTTCCTGATTGTATTGATTTGATTGTTGGCTATTATGATAAGGGTTCTAGGGTCAAGGCGATGAAAGAATATTCTGGAATTGGGGAGTCTTGGAAATGGAGTGATAAAAAAATAATGGTAATGCAGAATATTGTTAAGAGGGAGTTTTTTGGATAAATTTAAGAATGTTATATATGATGATCAAGTTGTGCTTAAGAGACATATTATAGATAGGTTTATTGAGAATTATAATAATGGTTTAAAGCTTGGTAATGTTGTTTGGACTAAAGTATATGAATTTATGTGTAATGACAATCGTTTAAGTTTTGAAGAGTATGACAAGAAATATGTAGAAAATAATTGTTTGTCTGATTGTATAGTTTATGATGGGTTAGCGATTGTCAGTAATCAGGATTGTGATGGTGAAATTGATGATGACTTAAGATATGAAAATGTATGTGGGTTGAGTCTTGATAGTTTCGATAAATATTTTGTTGATTTAGAGTTTTTGGATGGTGTTGGAGAAGTTTGCCGTAAAATAAATCGTGATATTTTAACTCAAAGGCTTTTCTTTATGAATGATTATTGTTATTATGATGCAAAGATAGATAAGTTTTTTTATTATGTTAGCTTTCCTTTTGATATTGCCGTTAAAAGTATTATGGGTAAGTCTGTTTTTAGGTGTAATTATTTTGATGTTCTTGAAGATAACATTAAGGCAATTTAATTAAAAAAAATAGCTATTATGGTTAACAGATGTTGTTTAATATGTTATAGTGTCTTTGTTGACAATGAAGGAAGGGGGCTTTTTAATGAAGATATATCAAGTAGGTGGTAGCATTAGAGATGAGGTTCTTGGTATAGAGGCCAAGGATTTTGATTATGTTGTAGTTGGCGCTACTGTTGCTGAGTTTAAGGATAAATATCCTGAAGCTGAGTTGGTTGGTAAATCTTTTCCTGTTTTTATTGTTGATGGTGATGAATATGCTTTTGCAAGGATTGAAAGAAAGATTGGTGTTGGTCATTGTGGGTTTGATGTTGATTATGAACCTACTGTAACCATTGAAGAGGATTTGATGAGAAGGGATCTTACGATTAACGCAATTGCAAGAGATGTTGAAACTGGCGAAGTGGTTTATGTTGATGGTGCTTATGAAGATATTAAAAGTGGTGTTCTTCGTCATGTATCTGATGCTTTTTGTGAAGACCCTTTGAGGGTTTATAGGCTTGCAAGATTTGCTGCTAAGTTTCCTGAGTTTGTTGTTTGTGACAAAACCAAAAAGCTCTGCGAAGGCATGAAGCGTGAGCTTTCTCACCTCCCGACTGAGCGTGTTTTTGCCGAACTTTGCAAGGCGCTTAATTGCGAAATGCCGAGTAGGTTTTTTACTGTCCTTGATGAATGTGGTGTGCTCGATGTTCATTTTAGTGAGATTGTTAAAATGAAAATTATCCCCGCAGGCCCAATTGAACACCATCCAGAGGGAGATCTTTTTAGTCATACTATGCAAGTGGTTGATGGTACTGTTAAGGATAGTGTGGCTAGGTTTGGAGCTTTGGTTCATGATTTTGGTAAGCTTGTTACTGACTCTAATAATTATCCTTGCCATTACCGTCATGATAGCGAAGGTGTTTTTAGTAGTGTCGTTATGGCTTTTTGTGATAAGTTTAAGGTAGGTGTAGAATATTCTAGGATGGCAACGTTTTGTGCGAGGCATCATATGAGGGTTGGAAAGTTTTTTGAAATGAAGCCTGGGAAGCTTGTTTCTATGTTTGAGTATATGTCTAGGTTTGTTATTGATTCTGATAAGTTTTTGTCTGTTGTTAATGCTGACGGTCAGAATGTTTGTAAAAAAGCTTTTGATTGTTGCTTAAAAAGTGTTATGATGGTAAAGCTTCCGGTGGAATATCATGATCGTGGAACTAAGTGTAAAGATATTCTTATGAATCTTAGATGTCATAAACTTAACAATTGTAGGAATTTTTATAGTAAATAATTTGAATGGGGGAAGTTAATATTGTCTGATTTAAATAATGATAAAAAATATGAAATAAATGATTTGTTGGATAGTGACGAAGTAAAACATTGCTTTCTTTATTGCAACCATTTAGGTCAAAAAACTAATACTAGGTGTTGTATATCTTATTGTTGTGATAAGAGTCAAAAATTTTCTGAGAAGTGGCGAATAAAGAGAATGGTCAAGTGTAATGTTTTTTTAAGTTGGCTACCATTGGTGTACAAAGAATCATTTTTAGAGGAAAATAAACCAAAGAAAAAAAAGAGGCAAGAAAGTAAGCCAAGGAAGAGGGTAACTAATAGAAAGAAAAAGAAATGATTTTATAAATATTGTAATGTTTGCTAAGCTATATATAACTGTTAACATATTAAAAAAGGACTTTTAATTAATGAATATGAAAAGTGTTTGTGTTGTTGAAGATGGTTTAACTTTTGATGATGTTTCAATTATTCCAAAATATTCAGATATAAAAACGAGAGCTAATGTTGACTTGTCTGTTGATTTGGGTGTTGGCATTAAACTGAATGTTCCCATTATTGCTAGTCCTATGAAAAGTGTCTGCGAAGTTGATATGGCAGTCGCTATGGCAAGGTTAGGTGGCATTGGTATTATACATAGATTTTGCACTATTGATGAACAGGTAAAAATGGTTAAGGATGCTAAGGATATTTTGTGTAGGGATAATGCTATTGGAAATATTAATTGTTATGTTGGTGCTGCTATTGGTGTTAATGAATATGAATATAAAGAAAGAATGGCTGCTTTAGTTGATGCGGGAGTTGATTTGATTAATTTGGATGTTGCTCATGGTCATCATGTTTTATCTAAAATTGCGTTAAAATATATTAAAAATAATTTATCAAGGCCGGTTCATATTATGGGCGGTGCAGTTTGTACTTCTGAAGCAGTTAGGGATTTAGCTAAATGGGGTGTTGATAGTGTTCGTTGTGGCATTGGCCCAGGTTCTGGATGTACTACTAGGTTGATGGCTGGTATTGGTGTTCCTCAAGTTACAGCAATTAGCAATTGTTCATGGGCTGCTGATGAGTTTGGTATAAAAGTAATTGCTGATGGTGGTATAAGAATTCCTGGCGATGTTTGTAAGGCAATTGCTCTTGGCTCTGATGTTTGTATGCTTGGAGGTTTGTTGGCAGCAACCATGGAATCTCCAGGTATAATTATTAAAGAGGGAATGTGGCCTAATGAGAAAAAGTATAAGACTTATTCTGGTTCAGCGTCGTATGCTGCAAAAGCTGAGCGTGGGGAATCAGATAGCAATGTTGAGGGAGCTTCTATGAGATTACCATACAAGGGCAATGTTGATCATATTGTTAATAGTATATGTGATGGCTTAAAGAGTTCGTTATCGTATGTTGGTGTTGATAACATTAGGGCATTTCAGATTAAGTCTACGTTTGTTAAGGTTAGTGCATCTAGTATTGTTGAAAGTAAGCCGCATGGCTTGTTTAATAGTTTTGGGGGGTAAATGCGAAATTTTAATTTTAATGACAATGGTGTTGATGGTGTTGATAGGGATATTTTAAACTTTGGCTTAAAAGAAATTTCTTCTGACGTAATTGTTGGTTTACAATATGGTGATTGTGCTAAAGGCAAAGTTACTAAATGGTTGTTAGATAAATATTTTTATGATTATTGTGTTAGGTATAATGGTGGTGATAATGCTGGCCATACTATTTATAAAAAAGGTAAGAAGTTGGTTACTCATTTTGTTCCAGCAGGTGCTTTTAGTGATTTACGAACTGTTTCGGTAATTGGTCCCAATTGTTTGCTTCATGTTAATAAGTTCTTTAAGGAACTCAAATATTTAAATGATAATGGTATTAATGTTAATAGTGATAATATTAAAATTTCTTATAATACTCACATTATTACTGATGATAATATTCTTGAGGATGAGGAAATGGATTATATTGGTAGTACAAAAAGAGGCATTACTTTTGCGTATAGAGATCGTGTTCTTAAGAATTCTAGTAGGGCAGAAGACATACCTGAATTAGATGATTTTATTTGTGATCCTGTACAGTTGTTTAATAAGTCTGATAAGCATAGTGGTACAACACGCATATTATTTGAAGGCGCACAAGGTTTTGGCTTAGATTTATCTTTTGGTGATTATCCATATGTTACTTCCTCTAATTGTATTGCTAGTTCTGCGTTTTTAAATGGTGTTTCTCCGAAAACATTGCGTAAAGTTTATGGTTGTGCAAAAATTTATGAGACATATGTTGGAACAAAGGATTTTCATGGTGATGGTGATATTTTTAATGAGTTGCAAAAGCTAGGAAATGAATATGGCGCAACTACTGGCAGATCTAGACAATGTAATTGGTTGGATTTGGGCTTGTTAGTTCGTGCTATTATTGTCAATGGTGTTGATGTTGTCATTTTTTCTAAAGTTGATGTAATAAAAGAGTTGAATCATTTTGAAATAAGAAACCCAAATATTAAGTTTTCTAATTATGATGATATGGAATACTTTATTTCTGAGCGCCTTCATCGAGCTTTTCCTAATATTGAATTGATTTTTTCTGATGTTCCTCACACTGTTTAAAAATATTTTTGTTTTTTTTGGTTTTAGCAATATACTTATAGTTGTGTAATGTTTTTTATGTTGGATAGGTGTGTATGAGTAAAGACAACAAAGAAGATAATATAGAACAAAAGCAACCTGATGTAGATGTTGATATGCTATATAAGGGCTTAAAAGATGGTACAAATATAATTGTTGACAAAAAAGAGCATGAGTTTTTAATTAGCTATTTTGCCGATACTATTGATGTTATTGAAAAAATGGAAAAACATACAGATGAGGAAGATTCAGAAGAAGAGTGCGATTGTGAGGTTTGTCAGAGTGCTGATGTCTCTGACGATCCTTTCGTTTACATGTACTTCTCTGATAATTTAAATGGTATTTTTTATAATATGAAAATGCCTGTATCTATTACTGATCAACAAATTGATAAAATATTGGAGGAAGAATAATGGGTCAAACGTTAGCTAACATTAAGCGTGCTAAGATTAAAAAGAAAGTAATTAAAGGGTCAAGGCCAAAGCCCAAGCTAGAAGTTAAGACTAAAAGGGAAGAAGATGTTGTTGAAGATGTTGTTGAAGATGTTGTTGAAGATGTTGTTGATGTTGAAAAAAACATTGTTAAGAAGAAGTATGGTGGTAGTAGGAAAGTTAAGGGTAGTAAGGGTAGTAAGGGTAAAAAAAAGAACTTTAAGAAAGATTAATATAGGAAATTTATTTTATGAATAACAAAGTATTATTATTAGAAAAAAAGCTTGCGGATTCTTCTGCCGATTCGCAAATTGACTCCTTTATTATTGATGCAGAAAAAAACGCAGCACAGATCAAGCCTTCTATTGGGGATGATTTAGATTTATCTGGTGCGCCACCAACATCAGACATTGACAGTTCTGTACAAAAGACTGAGAGCGTTAAGTTTTTTGGAAATGATTATGTGTCTAGTGTTTTAAGGGAAAATATTGATATATTAAATGAAGAGGGTGAGGATGACAAGGGCATTAAAAATAATTTAAAGCTAAAAGTCAATGTTGACTCTCCTTCTAAGCCCGATAGGAAGTTAGACAAAATTGATGTTGATGTTTTTGTTGCTAATATGGCAAGGTTAATGCAACATACTGAAGACTTGTTGTCTATTAAAAAGGTTGTTTATAATAGGAGTTTAAACTTTCTTGAAAAAAATTATGGTTTAGATTCTAAAAGGTTAGCTAAGATTTCATTTAATGTAAATTTTGATGTAAAAGAAGAAGATTTTGAATTTGATAATGGAGAATAAATAACATGTCTTTAATTAATGATATTTTTGATAGAGATTTAGATAGTAAATTTGACAAGCTTGTTTCAGAGGCAATCACAGGTCAAACAATTCCAGCAGATATTTTGCAAAAGGTAAAAGATAAGTGTAATGAAATTATTATAAAAGCTGATCAAGCTTCTAAGCTTGGTGTTAATGGTTGTGAGGAACTTATTAAAGTTGTCAATGATCTATATCCATTGATGGATGCTTTAAAGGCCAGCTTTTCAGAGTTTGAACGATTACCTTATATTGAAAATGTTGTAGATAAGTTTGTTACGGCAGTGTCTGATATGTTGAGATCTGATGTTGAAGAAGGAATTATTGATGTTGGGACTAATTATTCCAACATTAACGTTATGGAATATATTAATGATATTATAGCAAACAATATTAATGGCTTAGGTGACGTTGTAGATAAGATTTTTATGGACAAAGATGCGTCTGAGTTGGATGATAATGTTGTTTATGATGATTTTGTTGGAAAGGTTTTAAGAGTTGTTGGCGCTAATTCGGATGGGTTTTTATCAACCTTAGATAGAGTTAACCTATCAGATATGTTTAATAGTGATGGTAATGCTGTTTAATAATGTTTACTTTTAAAAAGTTTTTATTGTTCATTAAGAATTATTGGTATGTTCCAGTGTTAGCTTTAGGTTTGTTTGCTTTATTTTTTTTGACAATGTTTATTAAGGACAAAGTTAAAGGCAAAAAGGTTAGAGATAACAATAAAAATGTTTTGAATATGTATAATGATATAATTTCTAAAATATCTGATAGTAGTAAAAAATATGTGGAAGATTGTAAGAAGCTTAATAAAAAATATGATAACAATATTGAAGAAGTTGACAAGAAGTTACATGATGATATAAAAGATATAGATAATAAATATGATGTTAAAAAAGAAGAAGTTAAAAATGAAATAAAGAATAAAATTGATAATCAAACTGAACATTATGAAAAGAATCCTGAAGATTTGGAAGGATGGTTTAATGATAGGCTGTGATTGTTGTATTTAGCTTATGGAGAAATAATTAATTGGAAGTTAAAATTATAGCGACTATTTGTGCTGCTGTTTTCTCTTTGTTGTCTGGTGTTATATTATTGCTTATAAAAAAAGTTTTTGATTTTATAACTATGAAAAAATCTGTTGTGGAAAAGCTTGATGAGCTTAAGTGTTCAATTAATGATCTTAATAATAATGTTGAGGATCATAATAATAGCTCTAAAGAGTTTTTTTTGACTGGAAAATTGCACACAGAGTTTCAGAATAAAGAAGTCGATAAAATAACTGGATTGTTGGGTGATATTAGGGATCAGTTAATTAATAATAACAATAGGAAGTAAAAAGTAAAATGGGAGTTTTAACTTATGAATAAATTGAAAGTTTTTTATGATTCTAATAGGTGTTTTAAAGTATTTATTGACAATGGGTATAAGGTTTTTTTTGGTTTAAGTATTATGATTTTTATTTTGACATTTGCAGTTGCTTGTTTGTAATTTGTAAAGTAATAAGGTTTTATTATGATTAAAATATTTAGATTTATTATTGTGGTATTTATTTGCATTGGTTTTTCTTTTAACGTTTTGGCTGATGAGATTATTAAGGGCGCTACATATGTTTCTTATGGTGAAAAGGTTTTAGTAGATTCAATGTGTTTTACTATTCCTTATGCGACTAGGTTAAAGGTAGAGTTAGAGTATTGTGATAATAAAATTTCTTATATTGAATTAGATAGAATTGCTGAAAAGTTGCGTGCTGAACATTTAGCATTTGTTGTAAAAGTTAAATTAAAGTATCAGTTGGATTTGGATAAATGTAATTTATTAGTTGAAAAGGAGAGGAATGATTTTATTGTTGTTAACGATAAGTTTCAAAAGCTTTCTAATGATTATATTAATTTGAACAATTCAACAAATGACTTTAGTTCTGGTAAAAAGATAGTTTGGTTTTCTGTTGGTGTTGGTACAGCGGCAGTTATTATATTTGGTTCAATATATTTTGTAAGTTTATTAAAATAAAGTGGAGGTATTATGGGTAATAATTTAACTAGTTTGCAGACTGAAAGGATTAGTGATTGTGTTAGCAAGTTGTTGTCATTAGCAGATCCTAATAAGTGGAAGAATGATCCAGGGTTTTTGCCGTTAGTAAGAAGTATAGTTATTTCGGTTAAGAATGGCTTGGAGAATGTTGGCGTTAAAAACATTGATTTAATAAAGGCTATCGAGTGTATTGATTATGCAAGGCCTGATTTGGCGTATAAGTATTTATTTGAGTCTTCATCCGTTATTGATGTTATGTCAGGCCAGTTATCTAGCAAGTACGGTGACGGCTATAAAGATGGTGCTTATAAGGATTTGCATAGTTTGATAGTTTAATTTTTATGGAGAACTTTTAGTGTTAATGAAAAAGCATTTAAATATTTTACTGGAAGGCATTTCTGATGTTTTTAATAACAAAGAAGTGGAGGTGATTGATGATGAACATATTGATGCCTTAAATGAGAATATCTTTTTTGATGGTGATTTGTTTACTAAATTTTTTGATGATAACGTTGTTTTATCTTCTCTAGAAAAATGTATAATGTTGGCTTTAAAGTCTGGAGAGAGCATTCCTACTTCTTCACAAACTATGGATAAGTGTGGGTTTTATGAAGAAGTTAATTTGTATATGAATGGAGTGGGGGAGTCTGAGGCAACTATAAAAGATATTAAAGATTGTTTGTTGGCTATGATTTTAAATGGTTCTATGGAGAAGTAATGGTTTGTCTGACAAGAAAAAGAAGGTAATCCAGGAAATTAGTTTAGTGCCGAATGTAGATCGTCCTGCAATTGAATTTTCTTCTTATCGTGGTGCTAGCTCTTCTGATTGTCTTGTTGGTAGTGGTAGTTATTATGATTTCAATGGCCTCCCTTATGAAGAATATGATTTATATGACATTTGTTTAAGTGAAGAAGGGGGTGTTGTTGACAAACCTAACGTTGGTGTTGTTGGGTATTTCATTGGTGGTTTCCGGCCCCCTCACTTAGCTCATTTTAATCATATTATTGAAGCAGCTAGCAAGTGTGACAAGCTGTTTGTCGTTTCTTCTACTAAATCTAAAAGAACATGTTTTTCTAATTTGTATAACAAAGAGTTGATTTTTGATTTTGATATCACTGAGCACATTTTTAATGTATTTAAAGGGTACGTTAACAGTGGCGTGGTTAAATTTATTTATGTTGATGAAAGTCCCTTTAAGTATGTTTGGGATTCTATTGACGGTTATTTAAATAATGGTTTTGATTTTAAGGAGGTTAAATTGTTTGTTGGAAGTAAAGATTCAGGTAGGTTTGATTATTTTATTAATAACTTTGGTGATAAATATGGTTGTGATTGTATTAATGTAGAACAATTCGAGTCTCCAGCCTTTCCAAACTCTACTGATGTTCGGCAGGCTATATGTGATGGGGATATAAAGAAATTTTACATGTCAATGCCACAAGTAGTTAAGTATGGTAAGGTTAGAGATATAATTGGACATATATATGATCATAATGGTATTGATGTTAATGGTATTAATGAGGTTAATAAAAGAGATTTTTTAGGTGGCAGGCTGCTGTTGTGTGGAGGTCTGGGTGGTCATATAATGCACCCATATGAGAATGTTAATTTAAAGTTCTCAGATTTGGCTGACTTAGTTGATGACTTTAAGTTTGGCAAAATTGATAATGTGGTTGAGAAGACAGATGGTGTAAATATTTTTGTATCTTGGGATGACGATAGAAATGTTGTGGTATTTGCTAGAAATGTTGGAGAAGTTGTTCGAGGGGGGTTAACAAAAGACGAATTGTGTGGTAAGTTTGCTGGTAGGGGAAGTTTGTATGATTTGTTTAAGCATTCTTCTGATGTCATAAGTGATGTGTTTGTTAGGGTTGGCAATGATATTAAAGAGGTGCTAAGTGATAACAAGTGGGTGAGCGTTGAAATTATTTATAACGATCACAACAATGTAATAAGATATGGTAAGAATTATATTGTTTTTCATAATGTTGTGAGTTTTGATAATGATAAAAGGGAGTTTATTGGTTGTAATGAGTATCTTTGTAACGACAATTTGTTTGATAGGTTAAATGTGGTTGTAAAAAAATCACAAAAGTTGTGGAATGTTATGTCAGATGTAAAACATAATATTGACAATGTTAGTTTTGACGATGGATTTATTGGCGAGGTTAAGGGTATGATTAAATCGATTACTAATAGTTCTGAAAATTTAAGTAATGATAGTACTATTTCTGATTATTTGTATGATAAGTTTTATAAGGCTCTAGGTAAGTTGTTTGATAAATATGATTTAAATGATGATAGCTTAGTTGATTTACTTGCTAAGAGAATGGCATTTAATGACAAAAAGGCAATAACTATTAATCAACTTAAAAAGAAGATTAGTGATGTTGATTTGTTTAATGAGCTTAAGGTGTTCTTGTCTGACCCTAATACTAGTAAACTGAAGAATCAATACTTAAGGCCATTAATGGTGATATTTATAAAATTTGGTATACATGTTTTACAGCAGATAGAGTCTGGTTTGCTTAACAATAAGGATGATGAGGCTAAGCGTTTGGCTAAGCTTATTGATAATGAAATTAACTCTATATTATCTTCTAATGATGATGATAAGGTTAGTAGGTTAAATAGGGCGCTTGAATTATTATCAGATAGCGGCAGTGATGATATTGATCTTTCTAGTGTTATTGAGGGCATTGTGTTTAATTGGAAAGGTAGTGTGTATAAATTAACTGGAATTTTTTCACAACTTAATAAAATTTTGTGGCTCAATAAAAAATAATTTTCAAAAGTGGTTAACAAATGGGTGCCAATGTGGTACAGTGTGTCTGCGTCTTGATGATTTTCACATTTTGACTGGAATGGAGGGTTTGATGAAGGTTTATGATTTTAAAAATCTTGACGAGAATGACAAGCCAAAAGAGATTGATGTTCCTTATAGGGATTTGATGGATAAGCTTGAGCTTACTATCTCAACTCTTTTGTCTAGGAATGCTCTTTATGGTGATGTTTTTATTCGTTTGGATCGAAGGTTGCAGAATTTTATGCCACCTACTGCTGCTGTTGCTCCTCGCAATGACAAATGCTATGATATTATTGATGGTGATAATGGCAAGAATCGTAAGTTTAAACTTCGCAAGAATAAAAGTGGCAAGGTCAGTGACATCTCTCTTATTTTTGCTCCCCAAATGCTCCATGATAATGATATTAATCAGTTGGTTGAGATCTTGTCTCATGAGGCAATGCATATTTTGTTGAGACATATTGAACGTTCTGATTTTATTTTTTCTGATTCTGACAATGATTCTAGTTCTGGTGGAGGCAACTTCATTCGGCGGAAGTGGAATCTTGCATGTGACTGCGTTGTCAACAGTTATCTAAATAAGGATCTCCTTGATAGCTGTATGGTAATGGGTAAAAATTTGGATGGAATTTTTCCTGAAAAATTTAAGCTTGAATCTAAGCAGTCCGCTGAATATTACTATGCTAATCTTAAGGATGATGATGTCGGCGTTTGTAAAAGTTGTGATGGTACTGGAATCGTAAAAAATGGTGATGGTAATCAGTCTTCCCCAGGCGACGGCTCTGATTCTGCTGATAGTGATGGCGATGGTAATCCAGGTGGCAGCGGCACATCAGGGGATAAGGAGTCTGATAACGACAGTAATGGCTCAGGCGGCAGTATTGATGTTGGTGATGGATATGAGCTTTGTCCTGACTGTTGTGGCTCTGGCCATTCTGGTGTTGACTCTCACGATTTTTGGGAGCAGATTTCACAAGATCCCGTTTTGAAAGAAAAGATTGCTAGGGCTGCTCAGTCGGCACTTCGTAATGCTGGAAATAAGGTAGCTGGCTCTATGCCTGGAGATCTTTATGCTGCGATCATTAAGGCTAATGAAACAAAGGTAGACTGGCGATCTGCTCTTCGTTTCTTTATAAAGAAGAATATTTTTATGGGTAGAAACTTTACTCGAAAGCGCCCTGATCGTCGCCTTGGTTATGTGAACCCTGGTAAGAAGCGTGAGTATGAGACTGACCTTGTTTTGGCAATTGATACAAGCGGGAGTATTTCAGATGTCGATTTGTCTCAGTTCTTGGCAGAAATGAACGACATTGTTGATCGTGTTGCAGAACTTACAGTTGTGGAGTTTGATTCAAGAGTTACTAAGGTTACTGAGAAGGTTAAAAAGGTTAGGAATACATGGAGCTTTTCCGGTCGGGGCGGCACATGTTTTCAGCCAGTGATCGAACTACTCCAGGACCGCCGTTCAGATGCTTGTATTTTCCTTACAGACCTTTATCCTTGTGATGATGTGCATAAGCCTAAGAATAGTTGTCAGATTATGTGGTGTGGCACTGCTGATGCATCTAAGGACTTTAACCCTGGCTTTGGCAAGACTATTTATATGGAGGATTGATTATGGAAGGTTATATTTTTTGTAAAAAATGTGGTGTTAAATATATGCCAACAGTTTGTGTGAATGAGGATTTTGAGTCTGACGAAGACAAAGGCAAATGCCTTATAAACTATTGTTGTCCTCAATGTGGTGAGATTAATGAATCATCTGCTGCCGTAGATAATAAGAAGCTTCTTCTAGATTAGATTGTTAGTTTAAAATTGGAGTTTTTAATGAGTAATAGACTTACTATATTTGCATTATTTTTTGTAATAACATTTGCTATTTTGTTTTGGGTTACTACTGTTTCTGTATATGCTTTTGATTTGAGTAAAAGTAATTTTAGGGTCTTGCATATTGGTGACTCACATGTTTGTGGGTGCTATGGTGAAGAGGTACATAAGGGCCTTGTTAATGTTTTTGGCAAGGACAATGTTGTTACTGTTGGTATAGGTGGGGCTATTTTAAATAACTTTTTTAATGGTAAGAGGCATTGCAATATTAGGTGTCTTGGTTGTGATAATAACAACTTGAATGTTGGCGAATGTGATAGGGATGTTTTCAAGTCTTTGAGTAATGGTAATTTTGAGTATGATGTTGTTATTGTGTCTTTAGGTTCTAATTACAGAGGCAAGAGAAGGGTTGTAAAATATAATAAATATATTGGTAAGTTTTTGGATCTAATGTATAAAGATGGTACAATGTGTTTTTGGGTAGGTGCAGCTAAATCAAAGCGTGACTATATTGATAGTCGTGTTATTAATAAATATTTGGAGAGATATGTTGGGAACTATTGTTATTTTATTGATCCGGCTGAAATTGTGCAGTTAAGATGGCTCTCCCCAGATTTACTTCATTTTAGTAGGTATGGTTGTAATGTTTTTTCTAATTTTGTTGTTAGTGAAGTTGCTGGTTTGTTGAAGTTGTTTTGTAAATATTGGATAAACTGAGTGGAGAATTAAAATAATGTTTGAATCTTTTTCTTTTTTTGTTGTAGTGCTTAAGTTAATGTTATATGTTTCTGGAATTTTTGATTGCGTTGGTTATGTTGTCTTGTTTGATGATAATAAACATTTGTCTCAATATTTTGTTAATACATATGTAAAAGAAGCTTCTTATATAAATGGCTTGGATGAAAGAGATGTTAAAACTATTATATCAATGGAATCAGGTGGTAGATCAGGCGTTGTCGGGAAAAGTGGGGAGTATGGTATGATGCAAATTATGCCATATAATTTTGAGAACTTTTATGTTGAGGGAGTCAATAAAAAGCTTGCTCAGCGAGGGCGTGAAAAATTGTTTTTTAATAATGATTCTGATCGGTTTAACGTTAGGAGTAACATAATTCTTGGTTCTTATATTTTCTACACTAAGGTTAGATATTATAAGAGTTATATTTGGGCGGCTATGTCATATAACTTAGGCCCAGGTGGAGTTAAAAAGGCGATAAATATTTGGAAGAGTCGTGAAAACGATAATAGGTGGTTTTGTAAAAAAATTAGCAATGTTAGGTTTGGTAGACAGTTTTCATATAGTTATAAATATGCTAAACGATCTGGTCGCCTGAGAGAGTGGAACAAGATGTTTGGCTCTATACCTAATGATGCTATGGATGCGTTTTTAAGTAGGAAGGGTGGTAAATATTGTGAAAGAACTAAATAGATTTTTTTATAAGCTTATTAATTTTATTGTTATTTTCATAGTTGCAATATTGTTGTTTTATGTTTTATCTTATTTTGCTCATTGTTTTATTGGGTGTAGTAGTAATAATAATGTTTATGCGAATGGTTTGAAATATAAAACAAACTTCTCTTATAAAGATGAGTGTGTGAGTTATAAGTCTAATATTTTTATTGTTCTTGGTAACAGGAAAAAGACAGTTAGTATTAAAAGGGTTGATTGTTTGGCTAGCTTTTTAAAAAATGCAGGCTTTAGTGTTGATGACATTAGGTGTGTTGTATTTTCTGGTAGGGGAACTAGGTTTTATAATAAGTTTTATGAGTCAGAATATATGTTAGATTATTTTGCTGACCATTATTTTCAGTTATATAAAAAGCTTATAGCAAGAGATGTGTGTGTGATTGTTGAAAATAAGTCTGATTGCACTTTTAATAATGTTGTCTTCTCTTTAAACATGTTAATGAAAAAAGGTTTTATTTATAAAAGGGGGTGTGTGTTTTTTGTTTCTAATATGGATCATGTTTTTGGTGCTGTAAAGGTGGCAAAAAAGTTTTTTAAGAAGCTTGGTTATGATAAATATGGATTTATTTCTAACGATGTTTTTTTTATAAAATGTTTTTAGTTGTCAACTATATATGTTATAATTTAATTAATGGTATTGTTTAACTTTAATTGTTCTAATTAGGAGGTTATGATGAAAAATGGCAAAGGTAAGAAAAGTGGTCTGAAGCAAGTTGATTTTTTTAGGTATTATTTCAATAAAAAAGTTTGTGCGGCAGTTAGTGTAGGTAGTGATAATAACTATTATGTTGGCTTTTCATTTAAACATCCTTGCGATAATTATGATAAAAGTAGGGCTAGGATGGTTGCTCAATCAAGGTTAAATAACTTTCCAGTTGTAATTGATAAGAAATTAGTAGATAATCTTGGAAGTATCTTTCTTGCCATTTGTAGCGTTATTGTGAGTTGTAAAAAAGAGGCTCTTCATTATGCTAAGTCTTCATGTAAATTGACTACAGATAGTAAGAAAGTTCCAAGCAGTGTTTATAGTGAGTATGCTGTGCGTAAAGTTCGTGAAAAATATGATATTCCATATTGGGCAATTAGGAAGTTTATAACATCATCTACTTCTAATAAAATGATAGGTTGATTATGAGTGTGGATAAGTGTGTTTTTAATAATGTTGATATGGTTAGATTGCAACAAAGTAAATCAACTGATGATAATATTGATGTAGGTGTTAAATATAGTGATGATTGTTCTTCTGGTTCTGATTATTTAGATGTAAGTGTTGTTAATAATGATATTTATTTATATAGGCCAATAGATAAAAACGCATCTTTTAATTTAAGGAGAGCTTTTAAAGAATTAGAATGCTCTCTTAATGATGCATGTATTAAATATAACTTAGACACGCTTCCAGATATTAACATACATATTAATAGTTGTGGTGGTCTTTTATTGGAAGGTTTTAATATTGTTGATTTGATATTAGGTTCTAATTTGAACGTAAACACTTATGTTGAAGGCTCTGCTGCTTCGGCAGCGTCTATTATATCTATTGTTGGCTCTAATAGGTATATGACTAAGAATTCTTTTATTTTGATTCATGAGCTTAGGAGTGCATCTTTTGGCAAGTATTCTGAGATCAAAGATGACGTTTCTAATTGTGATTTGTTTATGCAGAAAATTAGAGGTTTTTATGAACAATATACAAACATACCTGTTGGTGAGTTGGATAATATATTAAAGCATGATTTATATTGGGATAGTGATAAGTGTCTAGAGTATGGTTTGGTTGACTTTGTAGTTTGAATGATAAAACTAAATAATAACTCAAAGAGGGTAAGAAGCTTTATTAATAACTGTATATTAGTTAACAATATGCTTAACATAAAGCTTTTCAGTGATGCAGACAAGGTGGATTCAGATATTATTTCTGATCGTATTAATTTTATGTTGTTTAATATATATAAGCAATTAAAAAGTGGTAATAAAATTAATGAATTTAAATTGGGAAAAATTGGTGTCTGTATTGTTGATAAAGATGAGTTCATGGCCATAAGTAAGGTTTATAGTGTGGATGTTAATGATGATGACTTTATTATTAATAATGATGATAACGTGTTAAAAAACAAATGTGTTAAACTTTTTTTTAATTTTGATAATTTTTTTGGTGTTAATGACTTTGTTTTTAAGTAATTAGTAATGTAGTTTAATTTAACTTTGGAATTATAATAATGTTTGATGTTAAAAAAGATATTTTATTGGAAAGTGTTTATAATAAATACAACTCTGTTGGTAATAAATATTTTTCTTTTAACAAACAACGTGAGAAAATGTCAATTAATAGTGGATGCTTGAATTACTTTGTTGACTATGTTAATGAGTGCTTTTCAGGTGTAGGGCTAGATTTGAATGTTATTAGTGATATTGCTGTCATTGGTAGTATAATAACTCCCCTTAGTGATGATAATAGTTTTGTTGACATTGTTGTTATTTTAGATAAGGTTAAGTTTTATAATTTTATTAGAAGTAATTTATACTCTAATGAGTTTATAGACTTTATTATTTCTAACAATGATTCTTTAAAAAACTTTGATTTTAATGAAACATTTAATGATGCTCAATATAATTTAATTTTAAGAAGTGTTAGCAAGAGTATTTGTGATAAAAAAGAGAAGAATGTTAATTTATTTCTAACTGTTGATTCTTTATTTTTAAATGATTATAATTATTATATGTTGGTTAAGAGTGGTAATGTTTTTAATAGGTATGTTGAAAATGTTGTTGTTGACTATGTTGACTTTTTAAATGATGTTAATGATAAGCAGTTTTATAATTTAGTGATTAATGTTTTATATAAATCATTTGAAGATTATAAGTTTTTAATTAAGTGCATTTTAAATAAGAAGGACAATTTTGATGAGTTGTCTGAAAGTACTAAGTTTTATGAGTCATATAATAGGCTGGTTAAGTTTAAAAATGATTTACATGTTAATAGGTTTAACAATAATTTAAATGTTTTGTGGCTAGATAAAGATGATAATAATTTGATTGTTGGATATAATAATGTTAATTTAGATTATAAAAAAACTTATTGTTATATGAATATTTTGTATAGTACAATTAATAAGAATTTATTTTCTAACTTTGAATATAGCTTTAATAGTTTCTTATCTATTGTTAATGCTGTTGTTTTTAATAACAAACATACGAAATCTTTGAAGCTTAAGGATGCTTGTAGTGTTAGCAATAGTTATTTTGGTGATTTTGTCCCAGGTAGTTTTTTGACTGAAAAGGTTAAAGATAGTATCTTTTTTTAGTTTTTTTGTTGTTTGCGATATATTTATTGTTAGAACTTTTAAAATTGGAGACTTTAGTTTAATGAGTAATAAAAATATTAAGGCTATTTATGAAGAGTTAGAAAAGATTGTTTTAGAATATTCTGATGATGATGAGCATGATGAAGATAGTGATCCTGGTGATGAGGAAGAGGTTGGTATGCGGTCTTCAACTATTGAAATGACTACTAGGCAAATTGCTGATGAAGTTGGTGTTTCTCATGTGATGGTTTCTAAGATAGTCAACAAGGCTCTTAAAAAGGCGGCTATTGCTTTTGTTGCAAGCCAGTTAGAAGATGCTGTTGAGCAATATGAGAATGGCAATATGAAGTTTGTTGACTATAAAAAGAAAGTTGATAGGCTAGTTCCTATTGAAAAGGTTGCAAAAGAGCTTTATAAGGCTGATCATTTTGTTGAATATTTTATTGCTACTTATTTAAAATAATTTTTTGGAGGTTTTTATGTTTTGTAAGAATGATTGTAATAATAGTTTTACTATAAAACAGAGCGATATAAATATGTTAAAAAACCTTCTTGAGCGTGCTGGCGTTAAAAAGGCTGGAAAATATACTGATGATATGGAAGTTATCTTTAAGGCTAGTAATGATGTGCGATTAACTAATTATGAAATTTCGGCATTAAAAAGGTTGCTTGAAACGGCTAGTTTAAATATGATTTTTAATTCAATGGGTGAAAAAATAACTAAAAAAGTTAACCTTGTTGACGATGTATTAGATAGGTTCGAGGATAAAATTAAAGATAAAGATGATGGGTTGGGTTGTCTTGGTGATAATGATGAGAATAAGGATAATGGTTAAATGAGCAAAAGCTTTTATGATTATTTGCCCAAAGAGTGGGACGAAAATGAGGTTTTGGCTAATTTATTTCCAGCCGGGTCGTATGAGGGTATTGTACATATAAAGACAGTGCCTTTGATTTTTGATGGTGGCTTATCTTGTAAAGTTAGAATTGTTGTTAAGCCAAGTAGCAATCTTGGTTCCTTAAATAGTAATTTTGATTATAGTTATTTGTCTGAAAGTTTACATAATTTTGTTGTAGATTATTTTGATGTAATTGGCTGTAGTTTTGACATAGAGAGTGTTTCGAATGATGAAAACTATTGTACTTGTGATGTTAACATATTAGACTTTGCTGATTTTTCATGTGAAAAAATAAGTCTTTGTAAGCATAATTTAAGTATGTTGAAAAATTATATAGCAGAGTTGAAAACTATTGAATATAGCTTTATTGGTGATTCATATCCTGGTTGGAAAGAATTTGTTAATAGTGGTATGCTTCATTATGATATGATTAATGTTGATGATATTGTTGGTGGCACTAGTGTTCGTAATGATTGGGTGCCAAAAAATGCATTTTCATTTGTTAATTTTATTAAGAAATTTTCTTTAGGAATTCCTATTATAGATGGCAATCCGATTTCTATTTTAGTAATTTCAGATCGTAACGGTGGTAATTGTTTTATTAATGGTGATGGTATGGCAAGAGTAGCAGCAGCAAAAGTGCTTGATGTAAAATATCTGCCATGTAAGGTTGAATATTGTGATTATTCTGATACTGATGATTATAGTTATTTGAAGAATAATTATGGTTATAATTTTTGTTAAGAATTTTTTTTGGGGGTTTTTATGTCTGATAATAAGGATTTTAATATTGTTGATTTGTCTAAGCCTGGAGAGAGAAATAAAGCCTATGGCTTTAATGATGACAACACTAACATAAAGTCAAAGGATGACTTGCCATTAAGAATGGTAACTGAACAAACTAAAGATGCTATTATTGCTAGAATGGAGGCTACATATAGAAAAATTCTTAATGTTAATAAAGAGTTAAAGAGACAGGGTAGCTCAGAGGTCTTAAGGGTGGCTGATGTGTTAGAAAACATTCCAGTGTCTAATATTTTCAGGTTGGTATTTGCTGAGGCGTGGAATAATGATGAAATGATGTTTAAGCTTAAGGGAAAGGTGGGTGAGCTAGATTCTAGATTAATTGAAGGTTTGAGTAGGGTTAACTTAAAGGTAGTTAAGGTGGAAAAATAGTTTTTAATTAAAATGTCTAAAAAGAATAATAAAAGTAAATATTTTTATGAGAAGCATATTGTAGAATGTGTTTGTACACATCAATTACAAAAAAACAAGAAAGTCTTTATCCCATATGTTATTGAGGTTTTTTCCTTAATATTGGTTGATGATTTATCTGTTGTCCCGAAGGTAGTTGTTTGTGAAAATTGCGGTAGATTTCATAATGTGTATGAGGTCGGCAAAAGTGATATGGTTGATGGCGGTGAATATATAGATTTAAGTGATGTTAAAAAGTCTATAGGTTACGATGACTTGTTAGAGGTTATGGATGATTTAGTTTGTTCTTTTGCTACATATGAAGAGGTAGAGTTTTGTATTAAAGAAAAGCTGTATGATAGAAAGATTTGTCTGAGTAAGAACATCTCAGATGATAACGAAGATGTGTATGGCAAGACTTTAGTTTTAAGTAAGTGTACAAAGAAGAAATGTGACTTTTTAGTGAAAAACTATTCTTTTAAGAGGAGAAGTGGTTTACAAATTGTATGAGTTGTGTTATAATAATATTGTAATATTAAGTTAAAGTGAGTTTTTTATGTCTAAAATAATTAAAAGTATAGATGATGTTGGTTCATCAGGTTTGTTATCTTCTGTTCCGCTAGTTTTTAATAGCAAAAAAGAGATAGAGGCAGAGCGTCAAACTGAGCGTATGGAAGCTAAGAAGTTAGTTAGGCGGCTTGTTGATGACAATAATTTAAATCAAAGACAAATATTATATGTGATCAGAAATCTAGCATTAGAGATCGAGAAATCTTCTTATTCTAGAAGAATGTATGATTTAGCTAAGGAGTGTATTGAAGAGATTACAATCTCTATTTAATTTTTAACTATGGAGGTAGATTTTATGGATTTTACAAACAGGTTTGAAGAGATTAAGGCTTTGGTTGAGGAACTGACTGTTGATGCAGCTAAAACTTATGGTAAGAAAAATAAGAGTGCTGGAAAGCGTGTTCGTAAAGGGCTGCTTCAACTCAAGAAGTTGGCAACTGAGTGTAGAAAGGAAACTCTAGAAATTTGTAAATAAATTTTTATAGGTATAGGGGAGGGGTTTTAATATGAATAAGGTTCTTGAAGATAAGTTGTTGTTGGGCTTTAAGAAAAAGTTTGGTGAATGTTATAGCTTATGTAATAGTTGTGATGTTGAGTGTCCTAATAATGATTGTAGATACTGGGTTGATTGTGATAAATATAAAAATTGTTCTATCATTGTAGCTAATGATGGACCTAAAACACAGGCTGAGGTTGGTGATATAATAGGGTGTACTGGTATGAGGGTTTGTCAATTGGAAAAATCTTCACTAAAAAAGATGGTTAAACGTGGTTGTAAAAGCAGGAAGGACTGGGTTAATTAATATGCCTATGTATGAATATGTTTGTAAAAGTTGTGGTGACTCTTTTGAAGAAATAGTGCCAATGTCTGAACGGGATGCCATGCCAGTATGCCCCAAGTGTAACTCTAGCGAAGGAGTCAAGAGGGCTGTTTCAGCAACTAATTTTAGGTTAGCAGGTACTGGCTGGGCTAGTGATGGCTATTCTTCTACTAGTATGAATCGTAAAACAAAGCCAGGGCAGGCATTGTCACATGCTGTTGATGATGCTAAGGATTCCTTGAGTGAAACTAAAGAAGAACTTAACAAAAAGAGGTTGGGTAAATAATGAGTAATTTTAATTATATTAATATTGGTAGTGTTGATAGTGTTAATGTGCCTGCTGAAACAGACGTAATATTTGTATCAGATTATTTTGATAATGAACATTCTGGTGGTGCGGAGTTAAGTGACAAGGCGTTGATAGAGAGTTGTACTGGCAATGTTTTTTGTGTTAAGTCTAGGGATTTAAGTTTGAATTTGCTTAAAAATAACTCATCTAAGTATTGGTTGTTTTCTAATATTGGTGAGATTAATTTAGATTTTTTACCTACTATAGCTACAAACCTTAAGTATTCTGTTATTGAATATGATTTTAAGTACTGCAAATATCGTTCGCCAAGAAAACATCAGATGTCTGAAGGGGTTCCATGTGATTGTGAAAAAACAGAATGGGGTAAGCTTATTGAGTTTTATTTTGGTAGTGCCGATACAGTGTTTTTTATGTCTGAGAAACAGCGTGATATTTATTTTGGCAAGCTTCCAGGCTTAGCTAATACTTGTAAATGGAGTGTTTTATCTTCTATTTTTGATGAAAACTTTTTTAAGAAAATTAACCTCCTTAGAAATTCTGATGAGATTAAAAATAAAAATGATAAATATTTGATTCTTAACTCACCAAGTTGGATTAAGGGTGTTGACGAGTGTGTTAAATATTGTGAGGAAAACAAACTAGAATATGAATTGGCTTTTGGCCTTTCTTATAGTGACTTTTTAGATAAGATGGTTGAATCTAAGGGCGTTGTACTTATGCCTATGGATTGGGATACTTGCCCTAGAGTAGCAATTGAAGCCAAGCTGCTTGATTGTGATGTTAGGATGAACAACAATGTTTTGCATCGTGATGAAGAGTGGTTTGATACTGATGATATAAATACAATTACTGGTTATTTGTATGCATCTAGAAATAATTTTTGGAAGCTTGTGTATAACAATATGAATTATAAGCCAACTATTTCTGGATATACAACCACCTATAATTGTGTTAGTGGTGATTTTCCATACATGTCATGCATTAAATCTATGTTGGATTTTTGTGATGAAGTTGTCGTTGTTGATGGTGGCAGTGATGATGGTACATATAAACAATTGTTAGAGTGGTCTGAAAAAGAGCCTAAGTTGTGTTTATATAAAAATAAAATTAAGTGGGGAACTAAAGAATCCTCCTTGGCCGATGGCCAACAAAAAGCGTTGGCTAGATCCTTGTGTACAAAAGACTTTTGTTGGCAAATGGATTCTGACGAGTGTGTTCATGAAAATGATATTGCTAAGATACATGATATTGTCAGGCATTTCCCGAAGGGTGTTGATATTTTAAGCCTTCCGGTTGTAGAATACTGGGGTTCTTTAGATAGTGTTAGGATGGACATACAGCCTTGGAAATGGAGGTTGTCTAGAAATAAACCTAATATCACTCATGGAGTTCCAAAGCATTTGTTAGAATATGATGATGATGGTAATGTTAAGATTAAATTTGGTCTTTCTGATGGGTGTGATTATATTGATGTTAATAATTTGACTTCAATGCCCCATGCGTCCTTTTATGATGCTTCTGCTGAACAGATTAGAACTAATAATATTGTTGAGTTTGCTAAGTTTTATAATTGGGTAGCGAAAAGTTATCCAACTGTATATCATTTTTCTTGGGCTTCATTGGAAAGAAAGCTTCGAAGTTTTAAAGGTTTTTGGTCAGTACAGTGGGCTGCAACGTTTGGTTGTGATTTGAAAGATACTGCTGAAAATAATGTGTTCTTTGATAAGCCTTGGACTAATGTTAATGACGATGATATCAAAGAAACTGCTGAAAAACTTAAGTGCATTGGCCCTAGACTGGCTCATGAAAAAATTGATTATAATTTAAATACTAGTCATATGTTGACTGACCTTAGTGTTGATCCACCTAAGTATATGCATTCCTGGTTAATTAAAAACAAGCTGATGTAAAAATGGATAACTTTAATTTTGTCATAATAACACCTTGTTATAATGCATCTTCAAATTTATATAATATATACAATAGTTTATTAGAACAGACTTATGATAAGTGGATCTGGATCATTTCAGATGATTTGTCAACTGATGATACATGCGAGGTGGCTAAAAATATTGTTAATGATGATAAATCTTTGGGTAGGGTTGTATTTTTATCTAATGGTAGTGATAAGAAATATGCCCTTAAAAATATAGTTGATGTTATCAACGGTTCTTGTTTTAGCAATATTGGTTCTGAAGTAATTATTGGTATTATAGATGGCGATGACCAACTGTGTAATAAAAATGCCTTACAGTTGATTCTTGATGAGTATAGTAATGGTAATGATGTCGTTTGGACAGCGCATATGTGGGATGTTAATAACAATATGAATGTTTCAGGTGATATGCCAAATAATATTAACCCATATTTATATCAATGGTGTTCTTCTCATTTTAGAACGTTTAGGAAAAGTATTTTTGATAAGATTTCCCATGATAATTTTAAGGACATTAATGGTAATTGGTTTAAACGTGGTTATGATCAAGCGTTAATGTTGCCAATATTAAAGCTATCTAAAAAGAGAAAGTATGTTAATGAAGTTTGTTATCTTTATAATATAAACTCTGTGTCAATTGATCGTAATATGGACACCACATCAGATCAATTAAATGTTGTTAGGTTTGTTAGGGCTAGGGGTTTTAAAGAAAGTTGTTAGATGTTTTGTATTGGTTGTGTTTTTTAAAGTAAGTTTATTTTGGAGGGTAATAATAATGAAAATTGTATCTTTTTGGTCTGGTCATGATTGTTCGTTTTGTGTTTTGGAAAATGGAATGCCTAAGCTTCATGTTGAATATGAAAGATATATTAGAGAAAAGGAGCCTAAAGGTGATTCCATAAAGTTATTTTTTGATATTTGTGGCGAAGATGAACTAGAGGATGTTACTGATGTTGCTGTTTGTCATCCAATAAAAGATGTTTTCGATTACGCAGAATCTTGGAAAAAATTATATAAAATTTGTGAAAAAAAGGGAATTAAAGTACATGTGCTTGGCCATCATTTTTCACATGCAGCACATGCGTTTTATTCTAGTAAATATGATGACTCATTGATATTGGTTGCCGATGGTGGTGGTGTCGAATTTGAAGATAAAAATGAAAGAATCGAAACTGCAACGTGTACATATGTTGGAAATGGCAAGAGCATTAAAGCTGTAGATGTGTTTTCTATGCAAAGTATAAATATTGGTGGTTTATGGACAAGGGCCACAAGGTATATTTTTAAGCTACAGTCTGGTTGGCCACATGGCCATCAGGCAGGCACTGTAATGGCCATGTCATCGTTTGGTGACTCAAGTAAATATTACAATGATTTTTACAGGATGTTGACTAAAGATATTGCAATGGCGTCAATAAAGCCAATGAGTCAGCCTGTTGGTGCGTATACTGGAAATGATCCAATCCATCCTTATTTGGATAAATGGGCTAAGATAGGTGAAAAAAGTGAGCAAGAACGTTTTGATTTGGCTGCTGGATTACAATCTGCCACTGAAACAGTGTTAAAAGATATGATAGCTAAATTATCTAATGATAACCCAAATATTAGAAATCTTTGTTTGTGTGGTGGTGTTGCTTTAAATTCTGTAGCAATGGGTAAGATTGTTGATTGGGAAGACAATAATATAGAGGCTGTTTATATACCTCCTTGTCCTCATGATGGTGGGTTGTCGATTGGTGCTGCACAATATGTTTGGCATAGTTATTGTGGGAATGATAGGATTGAGTGGAGTGACAATGTTTCTCCATATCTTGGTGAACTTTATGATGAGGAAGGTGTGAGAGGTTCTATTGAGCAATATAGGGACAGATTAAAAGTTTTGGATTGTGATGATAGATTAGTTATTGATTTTTTAGATAATCAAAAAATTGTTTCTGTGTTTAGGGGTGGATCTGAATCTGGCCGTAGAGCATTGGGAAATAGAAGTATTCTTGCAGATCCTAGAAGTGATAAAATGAAAAGTATGATTAATGAAAAAGTTAAGCATCGACAATGGTTTAGACCATTTGCACCATCAATATTGAGAGAACATGTATCTGATTGGTTTGTTAAGGATGTTGATAGCCCGTACATGTCTTTTGTTGTAAAAATTAGAAAGAATAAGCTAAGCATGATCCCAGCAGTTGCACATTATGATGAAACTGCTAGGTTACAAACTGTAACAAAGAATGATAATGTTTGGTATTACAATTTTTTATCGAAATGGAATGAGAAAACTAATGTTCCAATATTGTTAAACACAAGCTTTAATGATCGTGAACCAATTTGTGAAACTCCAGTTCATGCAATTAATTGTTTTCTTAGGACTGATATTGATTATCTTTATTTTGCAGATTTTGGAATTGTTCTTTCAAAAAAATAAAAATAGTAAAATATTTTATTACTTTTATGGTAGAAATCATAGTTTTATTTTAGAATAATCAAATGATTAGAGCGAGGGGTTGTTTTTATTTTGAATAATGCTAATTATAACTTTGTTGTTTCTGAATGTACTTTTCTTAGATATTTTATGCCTATAATAAATGAGTTAGTTAACAATGATATTGGTCATAATATAAATATATTTCTTGGTGATAGTAAAAAGTATAATAGCCCACTTTTAAAAGATAATTTAGATTTTATAAAAAAAAGTGTGTCTGATTTAAGTGTTTTTTATCGTGGCTCTATTAACATAGAGAATATTGAAAGGTTGGGTTTGCCTGAGTTTGCTGGCAATACATATTTTATTGAAGGTGTTGGTATAGAATATTCATCTAGGCTTAATAATAATATTGTACTTACTTATATGACTGATTTTGTAAGTCTATTTGACAAGTATGTTGATTTGGCAGATTTTGTTGTTTTTCCTAATAAGAGTTTTGCTAACCATTACAACAAAGATTCGTGTAAAAATGTTTATATTGGTTCTCCTAAATATTGTGTTGATTTTAACAAACAAACAATACTGGATAAGTATGGGTTGAATAGTGATAGAAATAATGCATTGATATTGTTACCAAAATTAAGGTATTTTGATGGTAAGATTAACAATGTGTATGGTAAGCTGCGAGATGCTGGATATAATGTTATAACAAAAACTAGAGGCAAAGACTCAATTAGTGGTGATAAAAGTTTATTTTCTGATTATTATTTTGAGGACTATTCATGGTTTCCACATACTAGCATGGAATTAATGTATGTATCTGACTTTGTTGTTAATTTTGACTCTACATCAATTAAAGAAAGCATTATGTTGAGTAAGCCAATGGTTAACTTTAAGGTTAAGAAAGGCAGGATGCTACCATTTTTATATGATAATAATATTTTTTGTTTTGATTATGATTATAACATAGATAACATTAATAATGGTATTGATAAGTTTTTAGATTATTATAATAACAACATTTCATTTATTGATAGTGAGTTTTATTTGATGAGGGAAAATTATTTATTTAATGTTGAAAACAGTAATGTTTGCGAAAGGCTAATTCAATTATGATTAATAAAGATTTAAATATATTGTATGTAATTCCTGCTAGGGGTGGATCTAAAAGGTTAAAAAATAAAAACATATATGTTGTAAATGGCAAGCCTTCTATAATCCATACTATAGATGCTGTTTTGGACTCTAAATATGTGTATTGTGGGAGTATGAAAAATAATATTGTAATTACCACTGAAAGCGATAAAATAAAAATTTGTGTTATAAACAATTGTTGTAATTATGATGACTTTAAAAAAATTAATGTTATTGATAGGCCTGATGAGTTGGCTAAAGATGATGTTTGGAGGCAGGAAGTATTAAAACATGCAGTTGATAAGTTTGAGAGAGATAATAATGTTAGGTGCGATATAGTGGTATCGCTCCAGGCCAATTCTCCAGAAATAGAAGGTGTTCATATTGACTTAGCTATTGATAAGCTTATTGAAAATAATTTGTATGAATGTGTTTCTGTTGACAGTGATTTTATTACCGACGGAGCTATTCGTGTTATGAAAAGAGATTGTGTTTGGCAGGAAGCATTAAGTTGTTATTTAGGGTTTATAGTTACTGATTATATTGATGTTCATTATGTTGAAGATATTATTTCTATAGAATCTAAATATAATTAATTTTTTTCTTTATTTTTAAAGGTTAATGTAATATAATGTAATTAATGGAAAACTTTATAAAAAAAATAAGTGTTGTTGTAACTTGCTATAATTATGGTATATGGTTGGAAAGGTGTGTTAGAAGTCTTCTTAATCAGAAGAATTTTTATGATTATGAGATTATAATAGTTGATGATTGTAGTAGTGATATTACCCCGTCTGTGTGTGGCAAATTAGTTTCTTTATATAACAAACAAAATAATGTTAAATTTATTAGACTTGATTCTAATTGTGGCCTTCCGATTGCAGCTAATATTGGCATACAAAATTGTATTGGTCAATATGTTGTTAGGGTTGATGCAGATGATTATGTTGCATCTGATTTTTTATATTTATTAGATAGGTTTTTACAATTAAATAAAGATAAATACCAAGCTGTTGCATGTGATTATTTTAAGGTTGATTCAAATGAAAATAGGATTAGCAGGTTTAGTTGGGAAACTGAACAAATAGCTTGTGGTATACTTTATAATAAAACTTTCCTATATGATGTTGGTTTATATAATAATGATTTTAAATTTAGAGAAGGTCATGAATTAAATAAGAGGTTTAGTGAAAAGTATAATATTGGTGTTTTGGAAATGCCAATTTATAGATATAGAATACATAATAATAATAGGACTATTGACATGTCTGAAGAAGTAAAAAAATATGATCTTAAACTGATGGATGGTGATAAAAATGAGTGAGTTTATTGCGTGGTCAGGTAGGAATGAGCTTGACTTTAAGGTTAATTTGATTGCTGAAATTGGTATTAATCATAATGGCGATATGTCTTTGGCAAAAGATATGATTTTATCTGCTAAAGATTGTGGTGCTGATTTTGTAAAGTTCCAGTCTTGGCAAGAAAAAAAATTAAAGCATGGTCCATGGGATGACGGAGAAACATTTTGTTCATTTGATAATAAAAGGGATTTTTATAAGAGTGTCGAATTGTCTGATGATCAGCATGTAGAATTAGTTAATTTTTGTAATAACAATGGTGTTAAGTTTTTAACTACATGCTTTGATGTTGGTAGAATTGACTTTTTAAATAGTTTGGGTATGGAATATATTAAAATAGCTAGTTCAGATGCATTTAATTTTGATTTGTTGGAGGCTGTGTCTAAGAAATTTAAGAAGATTATTATTTCAGTAGGAATGTTAAATAAAGATGAAATTATTAAATTAAATGATTTTTTATTTTACAATATTGGCAGCTTCAATAAGGATATAGTTATTTTACATTGTGTCTCTAATTATCCTGCTAAAAGATGTGACTTTAATGTAAATAAATTTATGTATATCAAGAACAATATTGTAAAAAATAATACTAACAACTATTCAGGTTTTGGTCTTAGTGATCACACTGACTCTATAGATACTAGTGTGTTTGCTGTCTCTAATGGTGCCAACTGGATTGAGAAGCACTTTACTTTAGATAAGAGTTCTGTTGGACCAGATAATGTATTTAGCTTAGAGCCAGTTCAACTTAAACAGCTAAGAACATATTGTGATTATTATACTGAGATTATGTCTAAATATGTAGGTAATGTTATTGATGGTGATTATTTTGAGGTTAATGATGCTGAGGTTGAGTTGAGCAAGGTAGTAAGGGGGAGGTTTGAATAATAAAAAAGTTTATAATCATGAGCCATGTATGTGTGATGGTATTAACGATTATTTATATAATGGTGTTTTGAATAATATAGCAGATCAGAGTTATAATAAAGAGTTTACAGACAAGCTTGTTAAGTATGTGTCTAAGTGTAATGATAAAATAAAGCTAAGTTTGTGCTCTAATGGAACCTCTGCCCTTCATGCTATTTTAAGGAGACTTAATATTAAAGATGGACAAAAGGTTATTTGTCCAAATGTGTCTTTTGCATCTACTTGGAATGTTATTAGGTATGTGGGGGCCATACCTGTATTTGTAGACATAGATTCAGAAACATGGTGTATTGATGTTGATAAAATAGAAGACAAGATTGATAAAGATGTTGTTGCCATAATTGCTGTTGATTTATATGGAAACATGTGTGATTATGATAGTTTAAGAAAGGTATGTGATAAACATAATTTAGTTTTAATTTCTGATGCTGCTGAATCATTTGGTTCTCTTTATAATAATAAGCTTGCGGGTTCTTTGGCTGATTATTCTATTTTTAGTTTTAATATTAATAAGCTGTTAACCTCTTCTGGTGGCGGTGCTATATTGTTTGATTATGATCGTGATTGTGCGATCAAGCGTAGGACGTTTGTAGATAATGGTAAAATTATGGAAACAGAAGATTATTTTAATAAGTTAGTTGATCAAATGAAGGTTGGTTTTGATGGTCAATATAATTATTATGATGTTGGCTATAATTATAGAATGAATCCGATAAATGCAGCTATAGGCTTGTATAACTTTAATAATATTGATTACATTTTACATTCTAAAAAAACACTAAGTAATTTGTATAAAATTAAGGTCACAGCAATTGAGGCAATGTTGTCTGCTGCTAAAATTGATGGTGATGTTAAGGTTAAATTTCAAAAAAATACTGATGGTTGTATGTCTAATAATTGGCTAAATGTGATTATGGTTTCAGATGAAACAACTAAGTATAACATGTTGTCAGCATTTAATGATAACGATATTGAGGCAAGGCCGGTTTTTACACCAGCCAGTATGTTATCACATATGAGAGAATTTGTTAATGATGATGATGATTTTAAGAATAGCACTAAGTTTTATGAAAATTCTTTGTCTTTGCCATCTAGCGTTTCATTGGGGGCAGAGGAAGTTAAATTAATTTGTGATATTATATTTGATGTTTTGAGTTAGTCTTTGGAGGTTTTTTAATGAGTAATTTTGGTATATTTAACGGGGTTAATCAGTCAGAGAATATTTGGCGCAGAGCTAAAAATGTTATAATGGATGGCACACAATTATATTCTAAAGGGCCTATGATTGGTGTTGATGGTGTATACCCTAAGTATATTAAATCTGGAAAGGGAGCTTATGTTATTGATGAAGATGAAAATAGATTTATTGATTATACTTCTGGAGTTGGCTCTGTTATACTTGGCTATAAAAATTCAAACGTTGATATGGCAATAATTAATCAGTTACAAAATGGAATTAATTTTGGTTTAGTTAACAAATTAGAAGTTGAAGTGGCTGAGTTGTTGTGTGACATTATACCATGTGCAGAAAAGGTTAGGTTTTTTAAAACTGGTGCGGCCTCAACCTCTGCTGCTATAAGGTTGGCTAGGGCATATACTGGAAAAGATTTAATTATTAAGGGTGAATATCATGGTTGGCACGATTGGTGCATGGCTGCGTCCGAAAGAAATGCAGGAATTCCAGGTGACTTGAAGAACAGTGTTGTTTATTGTGAGTATAATGATATAGATAGTTTTGAAAAGGTTGTTAAAGATAATGATGTGGCAGCAATAATTTTAGAGCCAACTCAACTAGAGGCACCAAGAGATGGGTTTTTAAGTAAGCTTAGGATGTTATGTGATGACAATGGTGTGTTATTGATTTTTGATGAAATAGTTACTGGCTTTAGGTTTTCTATTGGTGGTGCTCAAGAATATTTTGATGTTATTCCAGATCTTGCGTGTTTTGGAAAGGGTATTGCTAATGGTATGCCATTGTCTGCTGTCGTTGGTCGTAGTAATATTTTTGACAAGGTGTCTGATAGTATATTTATGTCAACTACATTTGGCGGTGAAACTTTATCTTTGGCCGCTTGCAAGGCAAACATACAATATATGTTAGATAATAATGTTTGTAGTTATTTGTGGGATATTGGCGCTAAAATAAAGGATGGGTTTAATATATATTGTCAAGATAATGATATTCCATTAGAGTGTGTTGGTTATCCATGTAGATTATTATTTATAAGTAAACTTGACGATAAGGAGTTGGATGTTAATATTAGGTCTTTATTTTTGCAAGAGTGTGTTAAGGGGGGAGTCTTAATGGCATGGCAAGTTTTGCCTATGTTTGCACATTGTAATAATGATATTTTATATTCTATTAATGTTTTTAAAGATGCTGCAAGTATTTGTGCTGAAGCTTATATAAACAATAACATTGGTGGCTTGTTGCAAGGAAAGCCTGTTAATTGGGTTGAGGTTTTATGATGGGTGACATTGATAAAAAATTGGCTGATTTTTTTAAAGACAAGGTTGTGTTAGTTACTGGCGGTGCAGGTACTATTGGCTCTGGCATTTGTAAGAAAATATTGGAATGTTTTGATGTTGAGCAACTTAGGGTGTTTGACAACAGTGAATATTTGCTATATAAATTTATTAATAGTGTCGAGTCTGATGAAAGAGTCAGGGTTTTGATTGGCGATGTTCGTGACGGTGATAGGCTAGATAGGGCAGTTAGTGGTTGTGACATTGTTATTCATGCTGCTGCTTTGAAGCATGTATTTTTTTGTGAGTTTAATCCAGATGAGGCTTATAAAACTAATGTTGGCGGCACCGAAAATGTTATTGATTCTTGTAGGAAGTTTGGTGTAGAAAGGGCTTTGTTGATATCAACTGACAAAGCGGTAAACCCTGTTAATGTTATGGGTACAACAAAATTATTGGCAGAAAAGTTGTTTCTAAATGCTATGGAAGTGGGTCGTAAAAATAAAAAAACTAAGTTTTCTGTGGTTAGGTTTGGTAATGTTTTTGGCTCTAATGGTTCATTTGTCGAGACTTTTTATAACAATATGTCTAATGATGAAGAAATATTAGTTACAAATTTAAGTGCTTCTAGGTATATGATGTCAATTGATGACGCTATCAATCTAGTCCTTAGATCGTTTGTGTTGGGTGAGCATGATTTATATGTTTTGAAAATGGACAAGTGTATTTTAAGGCATGTGTTACATGCATTGTGTTTACATTTTAATATAAATTTTGATGATCTTGTTATAAAAAAAATTGGTTTGTTGCCTGGGGAAAAGCTGTGTGAAGAGTTGTTGACTGGACATGAAAAGGCTATGGCTGCTATATATGACGATTTTGTTATTGTTGATTATGATAGGATACATTCTCATTTTATATCTGGAAACAATAATGGTTGTAACAATAGTTTAAGTGTTGATAAGGATAATTGTTTTGATGATTTTGGTGATATGTCTATTGATGACATTGGTGTGCTGTTAGATAGATGGATTGAAGATAAAAGTAACTAATGATTGGGGATTAAAAAACATGTTTAATGATTATAAGTTTGTTGTTGCTGGGTGTTGTGGTTCTATGGGTGCTAGAAGAATAGGTGTTATGATTAATAATTTCAATATTGATCCGTCTAATATTTATGGATATGATGTTAGTAATAACAGTAAAGATAGAAGTTTTGATGGTGTTAATTATTTTGTTGGTACTGGGAACTTAGATGATGTTGAGAATTTGTTGAGGAATGAAGATAAGGTTGTTTGTTTTATATGTACTCCACCTAATAAACATATGGGATATTATAGATTGTTTAGCGAATATAATTGTCATATTTTTTGCGAAGCATCAGTATGCCCGTCAGACAGGTTTGCGTTATTAGACATATATGAAACAAGTAAAAATAATAATACAGTTGTATATCCATCTTCTACTTTGAAGTTTAAGGATTCTATTAGATATATAAAGGGTATTATTGATGATAATGTTATTGGCAAGCCACTTAGTTATATTTATAGAGTTTCACAGAATCTAAAACAATGGCACCCAGAACAAGATATTAATAGTTATTATGTGTCAAATGTTGACACTAGTGGTAGTAGAGAAATGATTCCATTTGAATTGTCATGGTTAGTCGATATCTTTGGGCCAATAGATTTTGACTCTATGTGTTCGTTAGTTAAGTCAAGATCGGTTATAGGTAAAAACACTGGTATAAATGATTGTTATTCAGTTATTTTTGAACATATGCTTGATGTGTGTAATAACAACTATGTTGGTGCTAATTTTTCTGTTGATGTTTATAGCCAAAAGCCGTATCGTAGGCTTTATTTATCTTGTGAGGGTGGTAATATAGAATGGGATTGGATTGACAATAATGTTTCTGTATATATTAACAGTAATGATAATGAATTTTTACCTGAAAAAATTGTATACAAAGAGGAGAGCGTCAGTGTTTTAAATGGGTATTCTGATTTTTCTACTCAAAAAATGTATGTTGATGAGGTTGGTCATTTTTTTGATTGTGTGTTGGGCAAAGATGTTCTTTGTAATACTTTATCTGATGACAATTATGTGTTAACATGTTTAGATGTTATAGAGAGGAGAACAAAGTGAAATGAAGAGAAGTAATGTTGTTGATGGTAAAAAGTGGATTGACAGATTTAATATTAACAAAGATGGTTATATAAAGTATTTTTTTAAAAAGTTGTTTGGCTTATATAATAATAAAAATATAGCTATATTTGTATCTGCTAGGGATAAGTCAACTAGGCTAAAAAATAAAGAGTTTAAGAGGTTGACGTGTCATTGTGGGGACACAGTTATTGATTATATTTTAAATAGGTTGTTGTGTTGTTTTTGTTCCAGCACTCCAATTTCTAGCATTCCAATTGTTTTATGTACATCATATTATAAGGATGATTATAAGTTTTTTGATATTGATACTGTTAATGATAAAGCAAGGTTTAAAAATAAAAATAATTGTGGTATAGCTGTTTATGCAGGCCATCCTGATGATAAGCTAGATAGGTATTATTCTTGTATGGAATATTTTGGGTTAGACGGTGCTATCATAATTGATGGTGATAATTTATTTACATCGTTTGGTGCAATTAAATATACATATGATAAGTTACAAGAAGGCTTTGAATATGTTTACTCTAACTACAACGAGGTTCCCGATGGCTTATATTGTTATGGCATATCTAAGAAATCTCTTGAGGCAGTAATGGTTAATAAGAATAGCTCAGATACAGAAGTTTGGGGCCATTTATTTAAGGGTAAGTTTTATGAGAATGAATATATTTTTCCATATAAGTTTGATGATAGGTTAAGGTTAACTTTAGATTACGAAGAGGATTTTGACTTTTTTAACATTATTTTAGATGCTTGTGTTAGTGTATATAATATTGATGTTCCACAAATACTAAATATACTAACAGATAATGAAGATTTATATAGTATTAATTGTGGCAAGATAGATGAGTATAAAGAAAGGTTAAATGAAATTAAAGAAAGAACAAACTGATAAAAACATTGTATTGTTTTATAGCAGTCGTGCTGAATATTCTATATTAGAGCCTATTGTTAAACTGTATGGAAATTTTATAAATGTTGTAAATATAAATAATTGGTTTGATGGTGGTTTTAATTTAGAAGAGAATTATTCGAAACTTGGCGATGTGTATAATGCAGCTTATTCTTTTATAGTTAATAATAATGTTGATGTCGTTGTTTTATTGGGCGACAGAAAGGAAATGTTTATGACAGCATCAGCAGCGTTTATGGCTGGAGTCGAGTTGGTTCATTTGGCAGCAGGGGACTTGTCTGAAAAGATTACTACCTATGATGATTTTGTTAGACATATTATAACATTAATGAGCAGCAAACAAGTTTGTTTCTCAGATAGTTCGCTTAGTGTTGTCAATGATATGTTTTCAGTGGTGAATAAAGAGTGTTGTGCTAAAGCTTTTAATAATCCATCATTTTCATTAATAGATTTAGATGTTATAAAAAATAAAGTTTTTGACTGTAAAGATATTTATGATAATATTGTAGATAATAATGAGAAATATATTTTATTTTTAGTACATCCAGAAAATGATGTTAACAATACTAAGAAAATAGCTGGTAGCATAGAAGAGCATTGTAATTTTTATGTTAATAAAGGTTATAGTTTGGTTTTTATATTTGGTAATAAAGATCTTAATTATGAACTTATTTATAATAAAATATGTAACATTAAGCTTGAGTTTACAAATATGGTTTTTGTTTATAATAATTTAGAGAAGGATAGTTTTTTGAACTTAGTTGTTAATTGTGGCAAGTTTATTTCTAATAGTTCTTGTTTGTATTATGAAATACCAAAGTTGATTGATATGGATAATGTTATATTTTTAGGGGATAGAAATTATAAAAGAAATTGTGGTAATGTTAAATTTAATGATAAAAAAAATGTAAATGATATATTTAATTTTATTTGGTAGGAGAACTTAATATGGCATCTTCGTTAAGGAATGTTAATAGGAAGAAAGGTAAGGGTAGTGTTGTTGTAAAAAAAGAGCGGGCTAGTACCGTTACTGTTGTTAAACCTAATGAAGTTGACATTATCAATAAAAATAAGCTAAAAAAGAATTTAAATAAAAGTAAAAGTGTTAGGCCCGAAGTTGCAGAAGCCAACATTAATAATTTTTTTGAATATAAATATAATAGTGATAGTGACTTTATTTTAAAATATAGTTATGACAAGTTTAAGTTTAAATTTAATTCTGGTAATAGTATGAATAAACCATGGCATATTACTAATATGCCAGGAGGTGTTAGTGACTTTGTTGGTAGGTTTAAGAGTGATAGTTCTTCATTTTTAGCAAAAGATAGCGGTGCGTGCGACAAATATTTAATAAACTTTAAAGATTCTTACACTAAGTTTTCTTCTAATTATTTAAAGTATGATGTTAGTAATAACTTTAGTAATGATGTATGTGTGATAGTTGGTGGTGGAAAGACAACCGAATATTTTGATTTTTCTGTTTTAGAATCTCTCAGGAAGATTTATGGCAATGTCCACTTATGGTCTTGTAATGGTGGGTCTACTTTTTGTGAGTCCGATTGTGTGTGGTGTTCGTCAGACAAGCGAATACTAGATTTTCAATATAGATCTTTTATAGATAACAAACCTCAAATTGCCACTATTTTACATTATAGCCATGGGTCAGATGAAGCTATTTTTGATGATAAAATGTTTTTTCATATTAAATATTCTTATGATTTACCTAAAAATTATGATGTTTTTAAAAATGATGTTGATAATTTTTCTTTGGCTAGATCTGGTGATGACTTAGGTATGTTTGCTATAAAATCTGCTTTATCTTTGGGGTTTTCTAAAGTTTTTTTAGTTGGGTTTGATGGCAGAATTGATTGTGGTTCTTCTAAAGTTAAAGATATTTTAGATAATAATTGGGCTGGCGATCCGTCATTGATTAGTGCGGAGTATAATAAGATAATAAATTCTAATGATAGTGTTTTTAAAAAGCATATAAAGAAAAGAAACAATCAAAATATTATGTTATTTAATATGGTAAAAAAATATTGTTGTGAGAATGATATAGAGCTTAAGTGGTTAACTCCGTCAATATATGTTGAGAGGGATAAGGGTCGTTATTTTATGAGTTATAAAGATTTGTCTAGAAGGTATATTGATTATGTTAATAGTGTTAAATTTAGTATTGGTGGAGGGCGTGGTGTCAAATAATAAGGTTAAAATAATAGCAGAAGTTGCCTGGGCGCATGATGGTGATCTCGATAAGGCAAAAATGTTAGTTAAAAATGCATCGTTGGCGGCTGTTGATATAATTAATTTTCATATTACAGACATTCCTTCGTATATAACTAAAGACTATGGTAACAAAGATGGTTTATCTGTTTCTAAAAGAGGTGTAAGTGATATATATAAATTTTTACTAGATAACAACATATGTGTTGAAGATATAAATAAATTATTATATTTGTCTAAAAAGTTTAATTTATTAACATCTGTTATGATTAATGACAGTGAATCTTTTTCAAGACTAGATTGTTCGTTAGTTGATTATATGTGCATAGCTCCAGCTATTGTAGATGAAAAGTCATTAATTGATAATATACATTTTGCTTTTAATAAGTTTGATAATATAAGAAAAGTTTTTGTTAGGTGTGGCGCATCTAATTTTAATGAAATAAAATGTATTGTAAATAAGTTTGGTGGTAGTAATGTTGTTTTATTGCATGGTGTTCAAAATTTCCCATCTGATGTCAATAGCTTAAATTTGAATTGTTTAGACACTTTAAGCAATAGTTTTGTTGATTGTGATGTTGGCTTGGCTGATCACTTAGATGCTGACAGTAGTTTAAGTTTAATTTTGCCATTAATGGCTATCTCTAAGGGATGTAATTATATAGAAAAACATATTACATATTCTAGATTTGAAAGGGGAGAAGATTTTGAGTCTGCTTTAGAATTAAATGAGCTTTATAAGTTTGTTAATTATGTGAGACAAGCCGAAAATGCTTTGGGCAGTGGAGACATTAACAGTTTTTCAGTGAGTGAGTCAAAATATAATTCTGTTGTTAGAAAAAGGTTGGTTGCTAAAAATAAAGTATGTTCTGGTTGTGTTATATCTGCTGATGATGTTTGTTTTAAGAGGGCAAATGCAGGCTTTTTTATTGGTGATATTGATAAGGTTGTTGGAAAAATTGCAGTTAAAGATGTTTATATTGATATGTCATTTGATGAAGAAAGTGTTGGCGAATAATAAAAATATTTTTAATGTATTGTGAGTTTAATTTATAATGGGAGGTTTTTTTATGGTATCTTCATTAAAGAACATTAGTAGGAAGAAGGAGAGGAAAGAAAAAAAAGAACAGGTTAGCGTTACGGTTGTGGCCAAGCCTAATGAAGTTAGTATTATCAATAAAAGCAAGTTAAGAAAGAATTTAAGTGTTAATAAAAGTGGAGATATCAATAAAAATAAATTAAAGAAGAATTTAAATATTAATAAAGATAAAGATGTTAAGTTAGAAGCTAACATTAATGATCTTGTTGAATATAAATATAATAGTGACAGTGACTTTATTTTAAAATATAGTTATGATAAATTTAAGTTTAAATTTAATTCTGGCAACAACATGAATAAACCATGGCACATTACTAATATGTCTGGAGGAGGTGCTAGTGACTTTGTTGGTAGGTTTAAGAGTGATAGTTCTGCATTTTTAGCAAAAAATAATAGTATGTGTGACAAAGATTTGATAAACTTTAAAGATTCTTATATTAAATTTTCTTCTAATTATTTAAAGTATGATGTTAGTGATAACTTTAGTAATGATGTATGTGTGATAGTTGGTGGTGGAAAGACAACCGAATATTTTGATTTTTCTGTTTTAGAATCTCTCAGGAAGATTTATGGCAATGTCCACTTATGGTCTTGT